TTGCTTGTGATGGCTTGGTCTCCATATCTGCAGAACTGTTAAAAGAGTCCTGATATATCTCTTGAGATTGTGATTTTGATTCCGCTGGCGAAGATTGATTTTTAGCAGAAGGAGAAGAAGACACAGATCCAACGATCTCGTTTATTAATCTGCTTTCAGGAATGGTGTTTCTAATAACACCCATTACTTTTTCTGTAACCTCATCGTCCCAGTCCTTGTAATCAAACGAAGTTAGATTTTTTGGATCTTTATTAAGATACTCGAGGATTTTTTCCATGTCCTCCTGAGTTTTCTTCATCTGAACACCATTAACTTTAATTGGTGTTTTTTCCCCAACAAAACCACAAAGATCGTAGTTGTTCCACTCCCCAACTTTTCTTACATTAATTGCAAATTCTCTTCCTTCGAAAAGATCGTATGGGTTACATGGATCGCCATATTCTGGCTGAAGCTGTGCTTCTATAAGATCATTTAGTTTTTTACCGAATTTGAAAAGCATTACTTTACCCTCGATTTCTGGTTTATTCTTGTCCTGTACTATCTGGATCAATGAATAGTAATCTTCTTTTCGAGAAAAACTTTTTGCAATCTCCTGATCTGCTGCTGAGTGTGAGTTTTTAAGCTTCCAAAAAAGCTCTTTTAGGATAGATTTTTTTCCAACAGTTGAAGGGCAATCTACCGAAAAGCTATTTCCGCTTACTGGATCTTTCAGGTAAACGTAATATTTGTGGATTTTTGATTTCGACGGATTAGCTGGATTCGGAATAAATCTCACTAAAGATTTATAAACCCCATCCTTTCCGTCTTCAGGATACGGCTTATAAAAGTCCAGATCCTTTCCTTGATTTTGATTTGTTTTTGTTACAAATGTTTCTGCGTCTAAGTTAAAAATGTCTAAATTTCCCATAAATTGTTTTTTAATTTTTAATTTTTATAAATGTATGATCCTATTGAAGTTTTTATGCAATTTGTATTCTTTAGTTTCCAATAAATATTTTATTTCGGGGTATCGTAATTATTTTTTATCAGATTATCCAAATAAAGGGTAATCCAGGTTGAATCGACTAAATCGTCAAGTGGCTTATTAACCTGCCCCGCTGGGGTAATCCACTCTGATCTATTGTCTTTAAGAATACTAGTAAATTTATTTAAATTGGTTTCATCGTTTTTTAATGCAATTAGAGCATCATAGAGCTGGTCTTTTTTTGCATTACCCTTCATTGCGAATTTTTTTATAGAGGTTGGGGAAAAAACATGGAAATTTTCCGAACCTATTTTTTTTATAATAAGTAGTCTTAAAAAAGCAGTGGCCATTGAGATATCGATGAGAGAGTTTCCATTCGAGGAAAAGCTTAATCCCTCCATTGCAACCTTGAAATTTCTGTCTCCAACTTTCTCTAAAATCTTGTTCCAAATCAATTCCGCTATTTCATAAAAGTATATTATCTTAGTTCTTTCCCTACCTGAATAGTCATCAGGGATTTGTTTCCTATCTATAAAAATAATCTCAAATCCATCTGTTTCAGATAAAACGGAGAAAGGCTTCTTCTTGTTTTTCGTTAAAGAATCAGCACTTCTATCTGACCTCGTAATAGAGGTCCATGAAAAATTGTTATCTGATAATATACAAAAAGAAGGGGAATTCAAGGAGAAATCTATTCCTATTAATGTTTCTTCCAACGATAAAAATTTAAGATTAAGTAAAAGGAGTTTCTGTAAAAAACCTTAATAAAAATGGATCGCCAATACCAAATCTCCAATCTAGAGAGGTGTCTCCCATTTTGAATGATATAGAATCACGGATATCATTTACCAGAAAAGAGATATCCTTAGGCATTTCATCCCTGGGAGGATCGAATTCAGTCATAAACATTAAAGTGCTAACAACATCGTAGTTGATAGCACGTAGTCCGTGTTTTTCAAAAAGCTTTCCGATCCAATCCCAATTCTCCCTTAAAAATTTATCAAGAGGATTTTTTGGGTCTGGATCTTCTTTCTGCTGAGAAAAAAAGTTAAACTCTTTTATATGATCCAAAGTATTATTTAATTTTTGGACTTACTACTTGTCCATAAGAACCGGTGTAACCGTAGACTTTAGAAAGCTTATCGAAGCATTTCACAAGTTGCTCCTCAGAAAGACAATCAACAAGATCGTTTAAAACTCTTTGGTCGTTTCCAGAGGCTGCGATCAATAAATTTTTTATTTTATCCTTCTCTGTACCAAAAGGTGAAGCGTACTTCATTTCCACCAATTTTTCAGTTAATGTTCTCATATTTATGTTTCTTTACATTATATATCTTTTCTTGCTTCGTATTGATAGTCAAGATAGTTGCATTTAAAGCCAAGAGAGAAACTTTGGAATTGTGGATTGTTAGCTGTGTAGCTAAAAGAGATCTCAGAAAAAGATGTGAATATTACCTCCTTAAAAGTGAGAGACACAATTACATTTCCTTCGCTGTCCATGATTCTAACCGGTAAATCCTGGATAAAAATCTGGGGATTTCCAAAATTTAAAAAATCTAAAACAGTGTCTAGCATTATAAAATAATTAATAAATCCATCTGTTTCTTTAAATCCTATGGTGAAATCCTTTGAGAATAAATCCTGTATAGGTGTTGAACTTTTATAGTTGGCTTTTTTTCCAAGATATCTAACTTGTTCAACAGAATCAATAGACAAGCCAGGAATGTTTATAGACTGAATAGTACTATTTACGTATTGCTGTACATTGTCAAAAGGTATCGGCTGTTTTTTTATATAAGCCTCGTATTTACCGGTAACCCTTTCACTAAAAAAACCCTTAGGAAAATTAAAATAAAAGCTGTTTAATTTTGGATTTATAAGCATCCTTTGATATTTTTTTTAAGCCGTATTAAATCCAGATCCGGTAGTGTCATCACCTTCTCCAATATATGATCTTCTAGTTTGTGGACGTGTGCTTGCTGGTCTATCGTTATTAGGTGGCTCTGGTGCAACTTTATTGTGAACAAGAATTCCGTTTGCGAAGTAACAGTGATTACCTGAAACTTCAAAATTGTATGTCAAGACATCTTCATCAGTATTAATGATTTCTATATTGTCAACAGTTACTTCTATATTCTCTCCGCTATCCGAATTCATTAGAATATCACCAACACATATAGCTTGACTTTCTATTCCATGAATTTCAAAAGTACTTTCTGGTTTATATGAAACCCAGCATTTTTTATTAGAGCTCCAATACGGGTGAGTAAGAGAACTTGTTATTTCCGTTTGATCAGACAAAGTTAATTTGATAAGCGTATCATGGAAAACATTTATCAGACTAAGGACATTTCCAGGTTCAAATACATTTTCCAATAGATTAAAGGATCTGATGGTGTCGCCAATGCACACTTCTTCTATGGGTATAATAGACCCGTCCCATAGTGTTATTAAGGTTCCTGCAACAAAGCAACCTCCTCCACTAGGAGCAGCAGGAGGAACTGATTTAATTATCGGTTTCTTGGGTCTTATGATTACAATTTCATCCAGTATATTTATAACAGGTCCTGTTGGTCCTGTTGCTGCCGGGATAACTGCTGGTCCTGTAGCAGATGGGATTGGTTCAGGTTGAAGGATCTGGGTTATCTCCCCCTCCTTTTTCCAATAACCCCAGTAAACAACCGATGCAGGAAGACTAGAATTCACAGGAACGTTGTTTGTTGTAGTTATCGCACTTGATAAGATATCTGTTGTTCTTTGAGGATTACCAGAAATAGAGTCAGTATTCTGTGCAATCCCTATTAAATTGGTTCCAGTTGCTCCTACTGGTGTTTGACCCCCGTTAACGATAAAAAATCTTCTATCTGTGAAAGATACTATTTTTACTGAAGTAGACTCATCCACCTTGAACGCAAGTTCGCCAACACTAGATCTTGCAATAGTTGGATCTAATAAAGCTGGTATGTAAATTTTATTACCCTGGTCATCAAGAAAAGACATATTATAATTTCCAGAGGTACTTAAATCAATAGAGGCTGGATTCCCATCTAATCCCTGCTTTAAAAATTGAAACTTGTAGTAGTTATCAAAAGGTGAAATACTGATGGTAAGATTCCCGCTAGATAAAGCTGTAGTTGATGAAGTTGGGTTTGAAATTGTAGAGCTAGCATTATCAGTTAGCACACCAGCCTGAAAAACTAGATTCTTAAATACCGCGGAGATTTGATACTGCTGTATAAAAACATTAGTAAATTTATAAATCTCCCTTGGCGGGGGAGCAACAAATCCGCCAAGCTTAATTTGTGGTTGGTTGTAAACCCGATTGTAAATTTTTTGTACTTGTGGAAAATTGCTTAGCTGTATTGGGGTTATAGTTAATCCCCATTCAGCGGGATTATTTGATGAATAAGTAGATATCCTAGTAATCCTGGATTGATCCACCGCATTAACTAGAGACATTGTATATCTCAAAAAGAATGTTGCAGCATAAGCTGCATTTTTAACTATTGGTCTATAATAGTTTGGCGTATCGTAGGCGGTGGTTTGAATTTGTTCAAATCTAGAAGTCTCTATTATAGCAGCTCCGATTTGTTCTAGTACTTCTATCTGATGATTTATATAATACTGATTTCCAATAGAATTTTGGAATAATATAAAATCCTCTATAAATCCCTCGTTATCGGTAGCAAAATACTCAAAAAACTGTCCTTGATCTGACTCTTGTATGATTGCACCAATGTTTGCAAATTGGTCTTCCTCCTCTAAAGATAGAGTCCCTATTTTAATACAATCATATCTTGGATAACCAGCAAAGCTTTGCGTGCTTTGAACTTGCCAGACTGACACTACCATAGGAGCACCATAGAAAAATCCATTTCCACTTTGGCTTAAAAGACCACCAAGGGATTGAGATATGAAATTAGAAGGTGTATTTATGAACTTGTTGTTCATATCTTGCAAACTCGGGATCTTTATCTGAACATATTTGTCATAAATATTAGAACCAATTGTTACCGGATTTGGATTAAGAATATACGTTTGATCTGTTCCCTTCTGTATAAAAATTTGTGACATAGTCACAAAATTCAAATTAGAATCCTGAAAATCAATACCCACGACTATACCATCGATATTCTGTAGGTTATAACCAGCTCTTACATGATATCTCACAGTGTCATAAACAACAGAGAGATTGCTAGGAAAAACAACAGGTAGACTTGATGTGTTGGTAAGCTCATCTGAATAATCATTAAAGGGTATGATTAAATTAGAATCTAATGTTACAAAAGAGTTTACTGCTATTTTAACAACACTGTTTAATGTTGTATTATTAGTTATAGAGGCGTCTGCTGTAGGATTAAAATTTTGAACAGAATCGCTTTGATATCCATTTATTAGTTTATTATATCCAACGGTCTGTCCTCCAGAATTGGTAAAGTAGCTCTCTGGCGTAGGCTGATCAGCATACATATACTCCATTAATAAATATGGAGTGAGCTGAACAAATTTTGATGTTGATGTGTAAGCCATCTTATAAATTATTTCCTATTTTATTTTTCCCAGCAAAAACTTAGTGGATTTAATTTTCCAGTTCCGTAAGTTTTTTCCATATCCCCCATTAAATTATTTTCCTCATTTCTGCAATCTTCAAGCTCACTGATAAGCTTTGATGATAAATTCTGGAGATCCTGCATTTTTTTTTCTACTATAGAAATGTTTTGATGAATTTCTAAATATTTTTTAGAAATTTTTAAAATTTTAGCTTGATCTACCCCATTTATTTTCTTCATTTTATATATTTAATTTTTTTATTCAGGTGTAAAGGTTCCGGTAAAAACAATCGGCCCGCTTAAAAATCCTACAAATCTAGGTGGGAGTGTTGTTGCTCTAGGAGGTGGTGTGGTTGAACCAACCGCATATTTGTTTGTTATGTTTATAAAACCTGCGCTACCAGTGCACGTTTTCCAAAGAATTATAGGATTAGCATTGGTGCTACTTGTGATATAAGAATAGGTAAGATCTATATAGCTGCAGCCAAACCCGGTATAAGCACCTGCTGTTGTATCTCTAGAGATCGGAAAATTCATAAACATCTTCACAACCACTGGGGTTGTACTAGAAGAAGATGTGAAATGGTAATAATCCCATACAATACCAAAGATCTTAGAGTCAGAATTAGGGGGAATATGTGATGATGCAACTGGTGAAATGTCGTTTATAAAAATACGGTATGTGTTATTCTGATCTCTATAAAAAAGCGGAGGAGTAGGTTCAAGAATTGTTGGAACGTATAAATAAACTGAAGGTCCGGTACTTCCAGGAGTTACTATAATATAATTGGTGTCCCAATTTTGAATTGGGGTTATATCCAAAACAGGGCTAATACTCTGTCTAGGTGTTGAAAGATTGCTACCAGAAAAAAGTATAGGTGACCCGTAAGAAACACAGCTTTGGGTTGAGTAATTACTGCTTCGGATTTCTCTAAATTTTTGAACCTTGTAAAAATAAGGTCCAGCAGTTCCCCCAGGGGTTAATCCACCAGTAGATCCGAAAAATGTTTGAGAGTATTGCCCAGTAAGATTGCCGCTTGGCATTGCTCCAAAAATAGTTGCAGAATTAGAATCTAAAAATTGAAACTGGTATAGACTCGAATTTGTTGTTTGTATATCAAGTCCAAAAGATGTCCCGGTGGATACAGGATATTTATCTGTGCTAAAAGCAAATCCAGCTGAAGAACTTGTGATTCTAAAAGGGGCTATAGATGTCAGAGAAGATGATCCCAATCTAAAATTTCTGGAGGATACTGAGAAAAAGTTTCCAGATCCTACAGTAGTATTAGAATTGAAAAAAAAGTCACCTGGGTGATTAATATAAAAACCGGAAGGTGCTGAAATATTCATGGAATTACCGGTTAACAAAGTTCTAGAAGTAGCAGAATCTATGGTAATACCAAGTAGTGAATTGATGGTAAAATTATAAGAGGATAGAAATTTAAGTTTCAAAGAAGACCCTGCAGATGACCAATAAAAAGAAGGAGCTCCTGAAACAACATTTGTTGATTTAACAAAAGAAAAAATAGGTATGCTTGTTTGGTCATCAGTAACTACAAGTAGCTTACTATTATTTGGATTTGAATTCGAAGCGCTTGGGGTAGCGTCACTAATTACTAAATTTGTCCCGCTCTCGTTATACGGGGATAATATACCAGTATTGGAAAGACCTATAGCAAAACGATCCGTAACACCAGCTGGTCCAGATACACCGGAGTAAGACCTGAAAAAGTTTGATGAGAACAAGCTATATCCAGTGTAATTCCAAGATCCGGTTGCACTATACTCTTTTATCTGATAATCGCTTGTTGATTGATCGACCCATTTATCATACTCTATAGAGGATGCTGAAGATGGCTGGATGATACTGGTAACCCATCGGTTTGCTCTTATCCCATTTGAGCCAATAAATCCTTTTTTTCCAGCTGGTCCAGGTATCCCTGTTGGACCTCTTTCCCCTTGATGACCGTTCGGACCAACAGCAAATGAAAGTATCTGATCAAAATTATAATTGATCTTGCCACCGATCTCTGTTTTATCGTCCCCCTGAAAAATATATTTAGTGTTAAAATGCATTTTTTAAAAAGGTGTTGAATTATATGTATAAAGGGTTCCGCATTTAGTTGTATCGTCCCAAGTAGAATATCCTCCCAGATTTCCCCCGTAAGCAGAGTAATAAACTTTAAACCATCTTGACGCTGATGTGCTTGCTGGGTTTGAGATATTCATTATAGTAAACTCCACCTGAGTTGCTCCATATGCAATATTTCCTGACAAATCTACAAATTGTCCATTCCCCGCTGTCGAACCAAATGTTCCGGTAGGAGCTGAAGTTTGGTTTCCGGTAGATAATCCAAGAAATCTAAAATATCTATCCGGGTGAGCCATTTTAACTCTAACGGTTAAACATTCATTTTCATTTAAAAGAGAAAGCCATCCACCATTGCTATTTAAAGGGGATGCAGCATATGTAAAAGATGAAGGGGTCCACAATGAAATACCTATCTGATCAGTAGGTCCATATTTATCCGGATCTATAACAACATCTATTCCATTATTTAGAACAGCAGAACTAGAAGAAGCAGCTGCAGTTAAAGCTATGCTAGGTAAAATAGAAACCCAGTAAACGGATGCGGTAGCTCCTATATTTACGGGAGAAGTAGAGGAAAGTGTAACTGTTTTTGAGCTCTCAAAAGAATTTACTGATCTGTTTAGCAAAACATCTCCATTCCCAAAAACATTAAAAATAGACTTCGAAGATGCTGAATCAGTAACGTCTGTTGATCTTAAAAGAAAAGATTCTCTTGATGATCCAATATTAGATTTGTGTCTAATATTGGATGTTTGTGAATTCGTTGTTTGGATAAGCAGAGGTGCATTTGCTCCTGTTGCGCTGGTCTGGAAAAAACTACTGCTTAATGGAATATAGTAATTTGTATCTAAATTAAAATTAGTATTAGAAAAATAAGCAGTTCCACCAAAACTAAAGTATATGTTACCCGCTGCGGTATTTACTGCAAGGGGTAAAGATGAATTTAAATTTATATTAAATCCAGAGGTATTAAATTTAACAAAAGAGGTTCTCGAGTTAAGATTAAGATCAGAAGTCCCTACATTAATCTCAAGTCCGTCCTGTGAGCTTAATCCAAGTCCATATTGACCAGCAGTTGCTCCTGGACTAAGGAAATAAAAATTAGGATTTTTTGACGATATCGAAGAGGATTGATTAATTGTTTTACCAAATTCAATCAATCTTTTAGATGGACTAATTACATTATTAACTGAAATAACCATCTTAGAATACTGTGGATTGTACGAGTAAATGCTACTCACAGGGTTGAAAGTGGAATCATTCAAAACAATACTATAATTCTCAGGATTTGTTGGTGTTATGAAATACCCGTATTTAGAGCTTACCCCGGAAGATGTTTGTAGAGGTCCAGATATTCTAAATAAATCCTGAGAGGATATACTTGAATCTGTTATTTCCCATCCATTTGTTGTGAATGTGTAGATTCTATTAGATGAGTTCACATTCAGCCAATAGTCCCCAGATATAGATCCAGTAGCAGAAGGCTGTGTTGCACCAACATTCCAAAGGGTGCCTCGGATTCCAGGGTCTCCAAAAGAACCGATTGGACCTGTGATCCCCGCTGGACCCTGAGGTCTTGAGGGCCAACTTTACCGTAAGGTCCTCCTCCAAACCCCAAAATATTATTGAAGTTTTGATTTATTTTGTCTATAAAAACTTTTTGTGAGTCACCGTTTTCAATTCTCACAAGTTTTAAGTCAGGCATCGTTAGAACTAGATTTTACTAGATTATATATCAAAAAGTGAAATACCCCCCGGAACATCCATACCCTCCTGTTCCCCAATTGTACGCTTTGTAATAAACAGTCAATTTTGATCCAGTAACCCCCTTAGCTATAGTAAAATCAATCGCTTGGGCTCTGAAAGGGAAAGTTGCCTGGGTACTAATAGAACCAGTTGTACCGTAACCAATATACCTAACCCCGTAAGAATTGCTTGCAGTAACACCAGAGGAGTTATTCCAGTACCCACCAATCGAATTATTTGCAACAAAAAGATTTACATCTATGGATTCACCGTTTTGCAGATAAGGCCTTATGGTACCAGTAGATCCCCATCCATATGAGTCTGTACCAAAACAAATTCCAACATCCTGAGAGGTTGTAGTCCCCTCCGGAGAAATTATAATAGTATTGCCCGAAGTTAACGGGGTATATGGAGATGGACTACCTGGGACAGAAAGGAAATACCATCTTAAATTGGAAGTGCTTGTAGCTCCGATTGAATTATTAGGATATGCGATTCCATCAGTTACTTTATTAATCTTCAGTTTACCTTTTGTGTTAAGATATAACTGGGTATCGATATTATTCTCTAGCTTTAGGTGATAAACAGAATTGGACAAAGTATTATAGGTATCACCAGATCTTTGACTTTTAAACCCGGTGCTTCCTGCAGAGTAAACATAAACCATGGGTATCTGTGATTCTATATAAGCTGTCATACCTACTGATTTAGAGAAATAACCAGATCCACCAGTAATACCAAAATGTGTGCTTGAAAAATATAAATCCCCAGAGGGAGCAACAAATTGAAATCCCCCAGTTGAAAAAATACCAGAGTTTGCGCCTGAAGATGAATCTATGGTAAAATTAGAGGAAGAATTTATGTTAGATACTCCAAAATTAGATTCAAATCCTCCGCTTGCTCCAATATTAAAACTTCCTCCTGGTGATTCTAAGACTAGTGAGCTGTCACCCGAGGTAAAATTAAACCATCTGAATATGGGATGCAAGGAGTAATCGGATATCTGACCATTTTCTAAATTGCTTCTAGAAAATTCTAAGAGCGGGTATGGATCTATTAAAGGATTAGTAGACACGAGAAATTTAGAAAGAGATTCAGATATTATTTGAGACTCTGGGGTAACGTCAGAGACATTGAATGTATAGTTATTTGGAAACAGCTGGTTTTCAACTATAGCTTGTCCGGTCCCTCCTATCGAAGGAGAAAATGTGCTCAAAAGTGAGCTAAAAACAGCACCGGATGGGTTAAGATTATACGTTGTATCAGCCCACCCGCTTTGTGTAAAAATGTAGATCTCCCCGTTAATTGAATCTATCCAATAGTCACCCTCTATTATAACTTCGCCAGATCCTCCAAGAGGTGCGGGGTTGTTCACAAACCATCTAGTTCCACGAGATCCGGTAACTCCAACTTCTCCTCTCAGTCCATTTTCACCTATTGCTCCTTGAGCACCGGTAGGACCGGTTAAACCCTGGCTGCCTCCATGAAACTCTACAACTTCATCAAAATTATTATTGATCTTACTAATAATTTCTGGTTGATTGTCTGAATAATTTAAAGATAAAATATTTGTATTTGGCATTTTTACAATTTAGTAATATAAAAGTTAAACTGCAATGAATATGAATAAGATTTTTCAAGTTGAAACGAGAAATCATAAATTAGATTACTATTTTGTGTCAATTTAAAATTAGGATCTAAAACATATCCAGAGGTAAGTAGATCAGATTTATAGATATCACCTCTGATTAAAAGATTAACGTCTAGTGTTTCCGACCCATTTTTTTTCACGTACAGATTTAGCTGATTTCCCTCGTAAATAGGAACTACATTTGCTTCTATATAGTCTATAACGTCGTCATCAATAGAATCTGGATTACCCACACCAAAATCCGAAATCATATTATTTATAAACTCCTTCTTAACGCCGGAATTCAATAATTGTCTTCTTAATACTCTATCTAGTCTAAGAGTTCCAGATACTGTCAGGGTATCAGGAAAATATTGCCAGATCACTTCAGCACTTGGAAAAATATTCGGATCTATCTTATTGAAATCAACAGGTGAAAGATATGGTCCAATTCTTCCTACACCAGTTCCAGAGTTAGTAGAGGAAATATTCTGAACAGGGTATATTGCACTAAATATTTCATTATTTATTTGTTCAACACTGGTAGTTCCGCTTGTTCTAGATATTTGGAGTGTAATATAATTATAGGAAAGAACTGGGTCAGGGGTTTGCATTATTTTAGACCCAAAGAATGTATTATACTCCGTCATAGACCTTGTTCCTGCAACTCTCTCAAAATCTTTAGCGTTCAAATATCTTTCATAATATCCAGGGTCCCAGGAAGAAGAGAATAAATTAAAATCTTTTTTCGCAATAGGGGTTTGATTTATTAAAGGGTAAACTGCTCCCTCCGGGAATTTACTAGAAAGTGCAAGAATTTGGTTTCCAAGTGAAACCTTTGTGTATGATAAATTTCTTGAAACCCCGAAGTAGTACTTATTCGGTGCGAAATTGCAATTTCTAAAAGATAAATCTATCAATGAGCCTGATCCAAATATTGTATCTGATTTATCAAGGTCAAAGAAAATAACCTTTCTAAAAAGAGGCTCATAGCCACCAGAATATCTCAGTAAAGTTGAAGGAAGATTTGGCTGATTTGGTCGCAACACATAGCTACTAGCAACAGAGTTACCCTTTAACTCTTGAGGTCCTTCGAAGGATTCGGAATAAGAGGTTCCTAGCGGCTTAAGTATCCTAGTAGGTGATTCAAAATAAACCTCAAAGTCGTCACTTTTTTCAACAGTTACACTATTTAGGCTATCCCATGAGAATGTTCTGTATTTTATGTATGGTGATCTAGCATTGGCTATTTTAGAGATATAAGAAACAGTTACTCTATTTAATAAGGAACTAAAATATTTGGATCCCCCAGATACCTGAAAAACTGGAGAAGTTTTATAAATAGATGAAGGGCCAACAGGAACCTCAGCAGGGGTACTTGTTGCAAAAGGTATAGAAAAAGTATAATTCGAGGTTGTCGAGATCAGGCCGAATTGTACAAATTTAGGACCAATTCCTATAGGCCATGGATAAGTTGAAGATATAGTAGGCACATTAAAACTTCCTAGCCCGGTTGGACTTAGACCAGCAGTGGCTCCAACTGTATTCTCCACGAAAAATGTATTAATCTCCTCCCTAAGATCAGTGTCATAATCTGGATTTTCTACAATGTTAATTCTTCCGGAAGATGTTGTAGTTACATAACTACCCGACGAAAGTGAAAGGTCGAGTCCACAACTTAATTTGATCGTGTCAATAGTTGTAAAATCCTGTCCGGAAAAAAGAGGATATGTCAGCTTAGTTTTATCTGACATTGAGTATAGTGTAGTATAATCAAGTATAGGATTTCCACCAGTTCCTCCAGTATATCCAATTTCAAAAACCCTTTGGTCTTTAACTACCAAATCGCAGATAAAAACTATAAATTTCTGTTGGGTATTTTCTATAAATTGATATTTGATCGGGGATTGGATTGTTGTTGAATCTTCAGGTATTGCTCTTATTATAGCGGAGAAGTTATATCCCTCGTAAGATCTAGAGAATTGAATATATCTATTTAAGGAATCGGTTTCGCTACTTGCAAGTGACGATCTCTTCTTGAAGACAACCTTAACACCTCTAAATAGTGTTTCATAATATCCAGATGCCTGATTATAAACAAGAGGGGTAAACAATTCCTTGGTGTAAGATCTAAGATCCCTATAATCCTGGGAATAATCCTGAGGCTCAACCGTAAAATAAGATGAGGTGTATAAAGAATTCGCCGGATCAGCATCTATTAGTTTATTTAGATCGATCTTACCCGGTAGATAGCTCTTTTGTGAATTCATAAATTCTACAGGAAAATCTATCGGGGGTTGCTCTAATAAAAACCACTCATGATTAAGATATTTAGGATCGGGTAAAATCCTTTCAAGGCTCGGTGAAAAATTAAGCGGAGAGAATGCAGGGCTTGAATTTAATCTGTACTGGTTACCCCTAGCATCCAATCCTCCAGAGTAACCCCATTTATTAATATAAGGGACTATTCTAGAAATATTGGATCTGGATGTCGTGTAATTTTCCTTTAGGTAATCATATTCTGTTGCAAGTTTTCCTAGCTCAAATGCTTGTTCCTTAGAAGCACTTTGTTTTAATGTTCCAGGAAACAAATCCTGTATTCCAATAAATCCTAGGAATGCTTCAAAATCTTTGTAATAGCCTATGTTAGAATAAGATGTAGCAGACGAATCGAAAGTTACATCAGAAAATTGAGCAGGGAAAACTACTGGGTAAGAATCAGGACCAGGATTTATATTTTGGAAAGAAGTACTACCTGTTGCTCCGTAGAATATTTGTCCCTGATTATATAATGTTCCGCTATAAACGATTTGTCCGGATTTAACAAAATAAGGGGAATTTGGATAAATAACACCATCGGTATCTGCAAGAATCTGAAAGTATCTAAAAGTTTCTGGATTGGGATTATAAGAATAATCAGATGACCAAAAATCAAAATCAAATTCTTTAGTATCAAAGAAGGTAAAAACACCAACTCCCGTATTAGATGTCGAGTATATGCTCACAGATTTATCTGTTCCTAGATCTACCTCAGCATAATCATTTTTTAGGTTTGCAACAAGTAAGGTCTCGAAATTTTCGAACGAGATAACTTTCTCAGTATCCGTACTCTTTATTGGAGAATCAACATATCTGGTAATCTGATTAACTTCAACATATCCTTTAACTGTAGGAATAAAATACCCAGGCTGAATTATATTAGAATCTGAAAGTGGAAATATGATCCTATTGTTGGGTAAAATGGTACCTCCTCTGAATAGAGAGTTTGAGGTTATTTCTGAGGCATCAACCCCGCAGATTTCAACATATCCAGAACTAGAGAATGTGTTGTATGGATTCCAAACAGTACCGCCAGGCTCGGTATTTAAAGACGAAGAAGATGCTGGGATGTTTATATTAGCCTCGAAATAATTATTATTATACAAGACAACATCGCCTGAGGTATAGCCAGAAATATTTGACCAGGTTCCCTTATAAACCTGTGTGAATGCTGAATAGTTATCAAAAGCAGTTATAGAGAAATTATCATTACCGAAAGTTCCTGAGCTAGTAACTCTTATTATTGAATAATTCCCGTTTGATCCGGTATCCCATATTATATCATCAACATCTTTTAGTACATCAGAGAAAGCTCTAGCAACATCTCCTGTAGTTCCTGTTTCTGCATTGAAATAATAGGAATTACCAGAGGAATAATATGATCCGCCAACCCATCTCAGTATAGCAGAGAAATCACCGGATCTAACTATATCAAATTTACGTGATCCCTCTTTTTGCGATCCGTTCGGCCAGAATATCTTAAATGTTAACGGATTGGGTAAATCGTAATTCTTTAAAAATTTAATATCAATATATGCTTTACCGCTTTCCTTGGTTTTTTCAGCAGACACGGTTCCTATTTTTTGAATAGGATCGTCATTTCCAGTGAAAGATAGCAGATCAACAAAAGAATTCCCTAAAACGAAAGACCCAGAGGTTGCTCCGCTAGATCCCGTTGCTGTGAATTGACCTAGAGAATAGTCATAAGGTCCGTATGTATACTCCGGACCGCTTCCGCCAGCTTGTGTATAAGTCTCAGATCTTTTTAAGGTATAAAAATTATCATACTTGTCAGTTACATAAAAAATTTTATTAGAATCATATAGATTAACATTATCAGATCCAGGTAAGAATCCTGATGCATCCTCGTAGAATATTCTGACCCCAGAGGTAGCAGCAATGACATCTGAGTAATTATTATCATAATAACCTACGTTGTTAATCGAGGGTTGAGGGTAATTTTCATTACCTTGTATATTTCTATATTCATAGAAAAAATTTCCATTAAGTCTAAATTTAGCAAAATCATTTCTAGAGACATAAAAACCAAAATACCTGTTAATTGTGAAATTCTCAGACTCGTCATCATTGAAAAGAAATTCTAAATTCAAGAGATTAGGACAGATTACTCCATTTCTGGAAAATCCAGAAGTGACATAATCCTCAAAATCTATCATAGGGTCAGAGCTACTCGAGGAAAGAAATTCAGTAAGTAGTTCTGCTTTTCTAGTGTAAACACCATCAGCATAACTAACACCCTTGAAATAACTATATGAGTTTAATCCCCAGCTAACTTCGATTGGAGAATTTGAAAATCCTGGATTGTTGAATATCTGTCTAATATATTTTCCAATTTTCGTATTTTCCCTAAGGTCGAAGGTTTTAATAACAGAGCAATTAGGGAGAATCTTGTTCTCAAAAGTATATTGAACATCATCAGATAAAGAGATGTATGCAAGCTCATCAAATATTGCAATTTTTCCAGATCCACTGATTATTGAATATCCAGTATAATTGGAGTTTCCTATAAAAGTCTCACCTGCAGCATAGAAAACATCAGCACCTGCTGCATTCTTCCCGTAATTAATCACAAAATTACCGTCGCTGTCAAAATCCTGTATGACTTTATAAACAACACCCGATGATATGTTGGTAGCATTTTGTGAATAGGGATAATTTAGAGGTCCAGGGGTTTTAAAGATCACAAAAAAATCTGGGATTTCACTTTTTAGCCAAAGTGGGGCAAAGTATCTAAAATCCTCTGTGTAATTCTTATCAGCTAAAACATTTGCACCGCTCCCGTAAAAAAAATCATACTGACCTGAAAAATTTTCTGCAGACTGGGTTTCTCCTTTCACACTGGAACTTACTTCAAATACAAGATCTTTTGAAGTTTGACCTTGATCAAAGAAATTAAACAGATCCTTAGCTAGATTATTCTCCCCCGTTATGTTATATTTTTTAAATCTGGAGTCGCTTAAAGTTTGGTTTGCGTCTATCGAATTAAACCAGACACCTCCGCTTGAATCTAAAGTAATTTTATAATTACCAGATAATTTAGGATTCGTTCTAGTCAGAGCGAAAGAAGAATTATAATCAAATAATTTAGATTGAGACATTTTCTCTTGTTTATATCAGTTACACAAATAGCGATCTTGTTCCGCCTGAGAAATTAGGAGCGACCAAAGTGTCATTTTGGTATCCGCCACTGACAATAACATCGAAAGAAAAAATATCGCTATTTGCAACTTGTATATCTATTCCTATTTTTTTTGTATAGTTGATGTTTGTAAGATTTCCAGATTTTCTCCATCCCCCTATATAGCCAGCTTTATCAACACATCTAAACTGGAATACCATTGGTATATTTATTGCGTTAGTTTCCCCTCCTAATAAAGTTCTATATGATAAGCTAGTTGTGCCGCTTACTTGTAATAAATCACCAGAGCTTGGTGCTAAAAATAAGTAAGATCCGCATGAAAATTTCCCGATTAGATATTCATCATTCGAAGAGAATCCAAGTTTATCTGGGTACATGTCATCCTCTCTTGGATCAGTCGAAGCAGAAGGAAAGGATAATGGCACTCTAAAAGCCTGCTGAACGTAATTCACATTTAAAGAGGTATCGCCCCAGAATGATTGTGTGTGCCTGAATGGTGCATAAGAAACCCCAGACGATGCAAAAGGTTTAACTAAATCACCATAGGTTGTGAATGTAGTCGTAGCACCAACCTCTACGAGATATGGATGTCTTTTATCAATACAAAATTCAGAAATAAATCCTCCCCCTACAGGATCACCACCTGTAACGCCAGTAAAAGTTCCGTTCCAAACGTTAGCAGCTGTTCCTCCAATTACAGAGGAATAGTTAGCATATAATGTTGGATCATAAGGGGTAAAGATCGTTCCATTCTGTGGATATACCCCAGAAACACCGAAATTTTGTTGTGTCGAAGACGAAACGCCATCATATGAGTATGTTGAAGAGTATATTGCAGTAAAATTAGCTGCAAGGTTTTCAACACCAGATGGGGGATTAGGATTATTCAAAAGTATCTGGTTGAATCCCACGTTTTTATATCTAGGGTAAATGTACTGAGAATATGCATTCTGAGATGCAAACGGAGGAGCCTGTCTAATTTCTTGATTGGATATAACCTGAGGTCTTGTTAATGAGGTAACAGAAATAGGTCCATCAGAATATCTCAAATTGGTATTATATCCCTGAGGATTATTAGTTCCGATAAAGGTTGGTGCTGCAGTCTGAAGACCTCCAGGTATGGAAGATGCAAGCTCGAGCGCAGATGCCTCTATATTAACAAGCTGAATGCTGTAAATTACAGAAGCCACTTTACCAGCATCATTTGTTAACGGAGCAGAGAAGAAGTCAGCATAAAATCCTGCATTCAAGCTGATCGTTGTTCCTCTAGTAGCTTTTACTTTGTTTCCGGACGAATCAACAAGGTAGACTTCAAGAACACCAACTACTGCGCTAACACTTGCCTTTAATTGGTTTAGTTGATTTTGTAAATCTACCAGTTTATCGTATAAACTTAAAACAGATCCAGCTGTGGAATAAAATCCACTTGATATTCCTACCGCAGTATGATAATAAGTTCTATCTGCAGCAGTGAACTGTTCTGAAAGGTGAGAAGGAAGACCCTGTGCATTCAGATTTGCCTGAACCTTTACCACCGCAGAATCCTCGTTATTAGTTTTAATTAATTCTGCAGAACCTGTCACTGTAAGATTATCAGGAAATGAGATAACAACTGAGGTTGAATATTCAGAGGTAAGTGGATTATTTGGCCAACCAGCTTCGGATATTGAAGCTATTTGAATTTCTACCTTCTCACCTTTTGTAATAGGTATATCCAATTGGTTTATGTTCTGAACATTCGAATCAGCAGTGACCTCCGGTGTCCAAACATAAAATCCAGTATTTGGGTCGTATACTTTTTTACGAATATCCGTTTTATACTCTACCCAGTTTGAAAAAGCACCAACTTTTTTAACGTTATCAACGTCAAGATATTCTATCTGTTCTGATGGCTGAGCTGATCCAGAATCAGTAAGATATCTGTATCTTACGGAGAATTGAATAACAGCCTGCTCCCCTGTTGCAGGACTTAATTTAGGAGCTGGAATAGCCCAAAACCCGCGGACTCTGTATTTAGGAGGTTCTAAAACTTGTGGTACATCCTGGGAAAGAGTACTAACTTCATCAACAATAGAGGAATACAAAGCTACTTTCTTTACCCTTTCGTCAATCAAATTACTAAGATCAGCCTGAAGGGAATTCGTATTTACACCTATCCGATTATTTGTTTGTGCTAAGCTTCCCTCACTAGATGGGATATCTACAGGACTTATCCCGCTTAATCTAGAGAGTAGAGACGCAGCTCTTGAATTTTGCTGATTTGATGTTGCAAGCCCTGTGTTGAGCTGGATCTTCGTGTTGTTTATTGCATCATCCAAAGAGTTTATTTCACTTTTTAAAGTGCTCTTGACCTGTAATTTATCATTTATTACTTTAACGCTAGTGGATTCAGTTACCTGCTTATTTATTTGAACCACCTTGAAATTATCAGGAACAACTAGAGGGACATCAGGAATTAATCCTTGAACTGCTGGAACGGTTTTATCTTTTGCCATTCCTAATAGAATTTTACCAATATCGGAAACGTCGCTTAAATAGTATTGCTCAAGGGAAACTACCTCGCCGTCAGGATTTTTAGTTACCAAATCATTCGTCCAAAGTATTACTCCAGTAGACCAGGTTGCTCCTACTATATTAAAATTATCATCTATCGTTTTAAAGAAAATACCTTGTCTCTCATTATAACCGATGTTTACTTGAGCATATCTTGGACCAAAATCAGTAGATGCTATTTGAATAGTGTTTGCACCTAGCTTTATTGGTTCATAGCCGGATAATCTTTTTGCTTGTATAGATCCTTGATCTACGTTTACCGCAGTAACCTGATAAAGAGTTCCATCAGGTGTTGAAATTCTATCCCCAATATCTAGTGTTCTACCATCTTTTACATTAGAGAGTGTGTCTGTATAATTAAGAGTAGTTAACTTGTAATTCCTTCTAGTTTCTTGGTAACTGGCAGATACGTTTAGAGGGTTGTTTGTTTCAACCTGATTTGCATTTTGATTAGTTACAGTAACAACGTCATCGTAATAAGAGGTTACACCAAAGTTACCAATAAATCTTAATGTTCTAAGGGGAAGATCTATCACATCCTCATCAGTAAAATATCCAATACCCGCTCCCTCTAAAGTGTTTATGTACTGCTCATAAGTCAAATCGTTTCTTCCTTTTAGATTTAAATCAAAGAAGGATCTTTTATCTTCAGTATCTGTATTAGCAATTACCCGAATAACCTTTATTCTATCGGAAGAATCCGATATTTTACCGGTTACATTAATATTAATATAAAGAAGTGGGCTTAAGAAGCTTTCAAAAAACCAATTGTCTCTAATAAAAAATGTGCTAGGCACAGATAATCCGGATAGAGGTGTGGGCTCTTTTAATGTTTCAGATTTAAAAATTTGGGAATAAGTCCCGTCAGGGTTTCTTATTGTGGCTGAATTATTACCCAATCCCGCTAGAGCTTGAACGTTGCTGTCTATTCTTTGTATTTCTCCCCTAATATACCCATAAGAAGGTATGTTTGCATTTTTAGGAAGTCCAGCCTCGTCTAAAACCTCAATAGTGACAGTGTTATTAGTTGAAATAGCAGCTTCGTTTAGACCGTTTAAAATTTCCAACGAATTTTTTTGCAGTCTTAAAAACTGCGCAAGCATTGAACTTATTGAATTTTGTGTACCTGCCATTTTATTTTAAAAATTATTGTGTGTTAGTTATACTTTTTCCTATCATATCAACCTGGAATCTTAAATTGTCCTGATCGATACAGATTATATCAAAAACTGGGACATAAGAATTGGAAGAAAATTCAGAGGATGTGAATGTCACAATCGTCGTAGAATATTGAATCAATGAAGGATTGCTTATTGGATAAAGACCTGTTGCATTTGTTAATATTTTTATTACAAAATTTCCAGGATAGATAGGGTCGCCGAAAGATAATCTAAATCTCTGCCCATTTTTCCAGTTAACGTTTGTATCGTTAATTCGGATAGTCATATCAGCGGTAAGAGTTAATCCAGTACTAGCATTGATATGCTTGAAATAATTTGAAAAATCATTCAGTGGAATAACGTTTGTACCGTTCTGTGTAAAAGTACCATATGCATAATCCTTTCCGATATTGAAATCCTGATTTATATTATCTATAAAAAGCTGATTAGGTGTGCTTCTATCAACAAAGATGCCCTTACCTTGCTTAACTAAATCTAAATTATAAGAAACTTCTACGCTAGTTTGGTTATTCAAAATAGATCTAACAAGATCGTAATTTTGATTTATTAACTGCATTATAGAAGCACTATTTTTTAAAAGAGCTTGGTTTGTTGCTAGTGTTTGCTCTATAGAAAGTATTCTCCTGTCTAAATTAATAGATGTTGGTGTAGTTAAAGTAATATTTTCAATGTTAGTTACCCTATCAGAAAGCTGTATAAAATCAACAGAAGCGTTATTAAGGGTAGAGCTTGCGTCTTGAAGAACATTCATGGCATCCATGAACATCGATAAAGAAAAAGGAGAGTAATCATTGATTGCCTGCTCAACGCCGGTTTGATCTATGTCTGTGTCAAATTTGAGATTAATCTTAAATCCATAAGAGTTTCCGTTAAGCTTAGTAACCGGATTTGGTCTAAACTTGTCTAATCTAGGAATAAAGACGTCACCACCTGATGAATTGACATCGTCCAAAAATAAAACTCCAAAAAGATTAGTTGCAGAATCTGAAGGTATCGCAGGATCGTATACGTCATAATATATCAGAACGCAGTTGAACTCAAAATCCGCAGCATCAGGTGTCGAGTTGAACTCTTCAAGAGTGCTAATACTAGGATTACTTAGAATCCCCTGGTATGAATTTGGATCGAAATCTATTCCTATGGAGTCAAGTCTACTTCTTATATACGTAAGATCTATACCATTATAGCTTTTATAAAGTATATCATTAGAGGGATCTGTGAAAAGTTCATCAGTAAAGTAGGTGTTTGCAGTATCTCTTGGGGTGTACCAGTTTCCAGCTGCAGTGGCACCATTTAATCCAGTGTAAAAGAAAGATGATGTTGGCGCACCTAAAACATCGTCGTCAAAAATTGCTAGAGTTGTTAATCCGCTAGGGTTAATTTCATCATAATTTCTGTCATTTAGATATTCATCATTAAGAGGATTATTTGGATTGTTAGTCCATTGAAAATCCTGATAATAATTTTTATCTACAACGTTTTTAAATAAAACAGTAGGGGTGTTACCATCTTTTGTTGGAATGTAAACATAAACTTCTGAATAAGAGTTATCCGAATTCTTAACACTGTTTACTATATCAAGATTACCAATATATTGAACAACTCTGTTATACGTTCCAGATTGAATACCATAAGAACCAGTAGTTCCAAGAGGCTGATCTCCCTCTACATATCTTTTCTGTGTTACAGGGAGATCGTTTACTGTAACAACTGAATTTTGATCTAAGGAAGGGGATACCTCAGATGAGTTTGCTGGTCTAAATCTCATCGCACCAATTTCTCTAATCCATTTGAAAAAAACTCTCTCAGATACATTTTGTTTTAACGTAGAATCATATTCGTCAGTTGAAAATATAGTTGATTCTAGGTTTAAGCAATAGCTTTGGAAGCTCTGTGAAAAATCTATATTACCGTTACCCGTAATAATCTTTCCGGCAGAAGTTGCATAGTCAAGAAAAGCACTGTCAGGAGCGCTAAGCCTAATTATATTATCTTGGGATTGAGAGCTAAAGCCATTGTCGATGTTTGGAAGATTCAGCAAAGCAAATTTAGAAAACCTGAATTTGTTTACTGAATTGTTGAAAGTAAAAGATAAATCTTCAGCGGCTGAACTGAATGAATAAAATGTGCCTCCCTGAACTTGTAAAGGCCGTATAAATGGTGTTTTTGACATTCTTTTTTATTTCTTTTACACTGTCACGTTAGTTGCCGATAAAACTATCCAAGAACCTGTTTCAGATGCTTGATTCAAGGCAACCTGAGGCTCCCATTGTAACTGTATAGACGAGCGATAAGCTTTATTTTGATTTACTATTATACCTGTTGTGTTAGATGGGAATCCACCATAGCTAGCGTTTGTATTAAATCCTGTATAATAAGGCGATGATCCTGTTACTCCAGTCCAAATATATCCGGTTGCAGCAGAGGTGTTTACTATAGTTAATCTGGATCCTGCAGGGATATTAGAAACTGTGCCTCCGAATGGGGAAACCCCATCTACTACTTTCATATAGAAACCTGTGGGCCCAGCACAATTAGCATAAATGACATCCTCAAGGCCAGTTAAGGCATAAGGTGAACTCACATTTGCCGTGAAATATCCTCCTCCACCTGAAGTGTTTGCAGGGAATGCTGATCCAGAGGTAAGTCCGGTTAAATATGTTTTATTTTGGCTAACTATATGACCAAGAGGACCTAAATAAACTCCTCCGTTTAATGTGGTTGTTGAGTTAAAGCTTGCTGTTGCACCAACAGTTAAAGATCCACCGCTACCCAAAACTACAGCGCCAGAGAGGGTAACCGCTCCTGATGCGGTTAAAGATGTTGTTTGTACTGAGCTAAAACTAGCTTGACCTGATGAATTTATAGTTGCTGTGGCAACACCTGCTGCCGGTACTTGTATCGAATTGAAAGACCCTATTTTAGCCATCACCTTTCCAGTAGAGGCTGAACTTAGGTCCATAATTCCATTAACACTATCCACTCCAAAAACCGTAACAAATCCATTAATCCAGTTTTGAAGAAGAAGAAAGTTCGAATTGATAGTAATACGAGATCCTGAAATGGAATCCGATCCTAAAATTTCTGTTGTGTTTACTGTTGCCATTTTATGGTTTTTTTTATTTCTAATTAAGCTAAATATATATCAATATCTCAGACAACTCTTAAATATGATTGATTTCAATTTAGAACTAGTAAAAGATTTTCTATACTCTTCTTTAACTACGGAATCTATGTTTTATTCCAAAAAAAATCTATATTTTATAAATAACATGCCATTTCAAAACCAAAAGGTGAAATAAAAAACCATCTGCTTAAACAAAAAAACACAGATTATGCAAACACAGGTCAAAAAACCTAAGAACTCGATTAGATTTAATGTTACTTTAAACGAGGAACAAAAAGAGGCTAAAGAAAAAATACTTAATTCCAAGATATCCTTTCTGAAAGGACAAGCTGGAAGTGGTAAATCGTTATTAGCAGCACAGATCGCTCTTGATATGTTATTTAAAAAGGATGTTAAAAAGATAATCCTGACCAGACCAGCGGTTACAGCAGGTGAGGATATAGGATTTTTACCAGGAGATAAAGATGCAAAGTTAGCACCATATACTGCATCAATCTACGATAACATGTACATGCTTTACAATAAGGAAAAGATAGACAAAGAAATAGCTGAGGGAAATATTGAAGTTATACCTATTGGGTTTATGAGAGGAAGAAACTTCTCTGATTGCTGTGTTGTTATAGATGAATCTCAAAATATTACACAGAGTCAATTGGAGCTTATTATAACACGTTTGTGTTTCGGAGCTAGAATGATCTTTGTCGGTGATAACTCTCAGATAGATCTTCGAGATAAAAGGCTTAGTGGATTTGATTGGTTATCAAAAAAATTAAGCTTTATAGAGGGAATTTCTGTCATCAGTCTTAAAACAAATCATAGGGATCCGATAGTTGAAGAGATTCTTCAAGTATTAAAGGATACCTAGAATTAAACTGTATTATCACTCAAATCCCTGAATGTTGCATCAGGGTCATCAAAAATTATAAGGCTCGATCCGAATGGCTGTTTATTGTTATTCAAAATTTGAGCTTCGTCCTCTAAAAGTTGTTTGGCTAATTTTTGTGACTGAACATCTCTAGACTCAAAAGGAGGGTCTGGGAATCCATAGTCTCGGGAATCAACAAAATCAGGTCTAGGATCTTCTGGAGTTTTAATTTTGTGATCTTTTATTTCTATAAATCCGGGTTTAGATATCTCGTAAACATTACCCTGTGAATCCTCTACCATGTTATAAATTGTGAAATATCCAGGTTCAGTAAACGTGTAAATGAAATAGGGGGTTAATTTCACTGTCAATAGATCATTACCTGTAATAGAATCTATTAAAGACCATGTGTTATTTGATTTTCCGTAAATAGAAGAATTGTAATTACTAAAAACAACAGTTGACATCAACGGAAGGTCTAAGTAATTTTCAGAGGAGTGTACATCGCACCAAGTCCATGCACCAGATCCTGGCCTTGAAATAATATCGCCCAAATTTATCCCTGGGTCGAAGTTGTATTTTTCAGACTGGAGAACGAAGGCTGACGTCGGTCCACAAACAATAAATGAATCCCCGGTTAAACCTGTTGAATTAAATCCTGCTATATAAACGTTTGATTGATTATCAAAGGTCAAAGAAAAAGATTCAGGCTCACAGTTTAGATCCCCAAAATCTTTTTGATTTGTGATCCTACCAGTTTGATCTGCTTTGAAGATGTTTATATAAGGCTTGGTATTGGATTGGTATGCAAAAACTAATAGCCCATCAGGTAAAACTTTCTGGTCTAGAATATTTATAACATTCTGACCGTTCCCCGATACAACCTCTAACTTCGGTGCAAAAATATTTTTAGACACCCCCTGCTCAGTAATTTCAGCAGTCAAGAAGTATGTTCCGGTTGTCCCAGCAGTAAAATAGTCACCAAAATAATATCCAGAGGATCCAACAACGGTAGTTACAAAATAAGTGGATTCAGTTTTAGATGCTTTTATCGGGATATCTATATCAACATAATTAGGAATAAATCCTCCGGTAACTCCGTTACCTGAACTATCTACAATTAAATAATAAGGGCCGGTTGAACCAGTAGAACCCTGAGATAGATTAATCCCTCCAAAGCTAAAGGAATAGTTTGATGATCCAGTGATTAAAGTTGTGTTGTTAGTAGAAAGTGATTCTACTGAGGTTATACTATAATCAACAAAACCAGTGGTACCTCCAGCAGCTGAAACGGTACTCAGAAGAGAAAAATTCGAAGAATCTAATCTAATAAAAGAGAGTAACCCTGTTGTTTGAGAAACTGACAAATAATCAGGATCTACTAATCTATCGAGCGTTGTTGTAAGATCTGAAGTTCTATCCCATTCGTTTTTTAATGTCCAAAAATTAGGGATTTCAGGTGTTATTTGATCTGCAAATGAAGCTATCGATACGTTTAAAGAATAGTCTCCAGCGTCTCCAATAGAGTATAGAGAATCGAATACAGATTGATCATACTGTCCCTCCGATGGGAATTGTCTGAAGTTTAAGAACTTGTATCCTTTATCTATTTCTGATTGATAGTTACCTGATGTGAGTCCTGTGTAAGTACTAAAGTCACCAAGATCCTTATCTATCTGAGCTCCAAAAAATCCAGGGTGCCAATAGCCATTATCTATATCAGACATCATCTGATCTATTGATGGAAGAAGAGGGAATGTCCCATTTAAATACGAGACGAAACTAAACCTAAGTGAGCTAGCTGGTATAGATTGAGATCCGGATCCTCCCGAATATATCACATCAAAGTTTGCTGTCTGAGGGGAAGATTCAAAGATACCTGCACTTTCATTCAGGTATATTTTATTGATATGGAAATAGGAGTATGTTGATGGGCTAGTGGTGTCTTGTATTTCTAAAACGTAGCCTGTTGGAATCTGTGTATAATCTATCTCCCACCATGTAAAATTAACATCTGCGAAATTAAGTCTGACGGTATAAATTTCATCGTAGGTGCTTGCAGGATTAGAAATGTCATTGAAATCACATAGGCCAGGCGATGAAGCCGTAGACCCTTGTGAATAATTATAGATAACACCAGACGTTGGCCCTGTTGTTCCGTAACTGAAGACATATGTTGAACCGGTAGCTCCAGTTGCACTGTATATCCAAGGGAAGGTACCACTTGTTGATCCAGGATATAAATCTGTATTTAATCCAGCAGGAGCACCGGTAGGACCTCCGGAATTAATCACATTATCTATCGTGCCTTCGAATATAAAAGGTCCGTTTTCTATAAGCATTAAATAAGTCCCAGTAACATAGATTGAGCTACCATCTTTGCTTGGAAAGATAGATTGTATTCTAGTTGAATAACCAGGAAAATTTACAAAAGATTCAACAGCACCAGATTCGTTATAGCAAACAACAAATCCCATATCTACAGGATCGCTAGATGATTGATCAGGTTGTGCTCTCCCAAGGAAAGTTGGATTAGTGTTTGAAACTAATGCCTCCTCTGAATCATTATAATAACCAAGTTTAACTGTAATATTTCCTTTAAGGTATCCGCCAATGTATAGCTTATCTACCCCGTTAATGTTCAAAACAGTTTGTGTTTCTAAGAAAACACCAGATCCGGTCGAACCAGAGGTTCCCTGGTAAACGGTAAGATCCGAAACCCAAGAAGGGGTTACAAAACTTTCCAATTGTTGTTCCTGCTCGAAACTTGGAATAGGGTAGTCATTCCACCATGGCTGTCTTCCAGCTCTTCCGTTTGCTATCTCCTTGAGACTAGTGGTTAAGAAAAGATTTCTAGGGTCAAGTCCTGGAAATTTTTGTGCAAGATACTCATCTTGATATACCCTCCATTCGGGATAATCCCACGTGTACTTATTTACTTTAGGAAGAGGTGCACTTGTGGCTCCTGTTGGCGAATAATAAACAAAATTCCATCCAGTAGCTCCAGCATAATTCGAGGAAGCGTAAACGTGTGGGATATCGTATTCGAATAGGGATAGGTTGTTATTTTCCAAAACCCATAATGAGTTTTCGGTTGCTAATAAATCTCCCTGTTGAATATTATGTCCAATCAATCCTAGCCCTAACACATTGGAATTACCTAGATCAGAATTAGCAGGAGTAAATTGAGTATGTGTACTTCCGTTGAAATGCCATAATCCAGTCCCCTGTCCTAATTCCCCGTCGCCCATCCCGTAAAATACATGTCCATTAGGTCTAGATTTTATGGAGGTTACTGGTCCTGATGTACCATAATTCCAGAACTTGTAACCATTATAAAAAGAAAGACCTTGATCAGTACCTACCCACAAATTGGAGTCCTCATCAAGATCTATACAGTAAACCTTGTCAGAGATTATACCAGAGGTGTTAGTGTTAAAGATCTGTGCCTGTTTAATAGTCTCACCACCATAGTTCAGTTGAAAAGTTTCAAGTATTTCTGGAGATATCTCATATAATCCCTCTTCAGTACCAAGATAATAAAGGTATCTATTACCGTCAAAACCTTTAGCCTTAATATCGTAAATGTGAGGCCATGTATAATTTGGCACATTCTCATTCCACTCGCCGGTGAATAAATTGAGATAAAATAATCTTCCACCGGTTACACCATAAAACTTAGTATATGCAGTTATACCAGCGGTACCGCCAATCCCGTTTAACGGACAAACAAAAGCTAAAACCTCACTTCCATAGGGAGAAGCGTAAATAGTGCAAACTTCTTGTTGAACCCCGTTGAAATTTGAAATATCTGAGAATAAGTATGTTTGGCCTTCATAGACATCATTCGTGTTTATGCTGAAAACTGCAACCTCGTTGAATCCAGATGTTGGTCCTTGTGCTACTCCACACCAAAGAATATCTTCAGGATCTATTGAAAGACACCTTGTGTCTAGATAATAGGATCCTCCATAATCTGAGGGGACCACAGAATTTGTGTAATCGTATGTTTGCCAGGCACCCTCAGTGAAAAGGGAGATATTATTACCTGATCCCCAAACATAGAATTCATTATCTGTGTCAATTTGGTTTATGTATAAAGAAGCATTAGGCATTATTCAAAATTTCGTTTAACCATTAAATTGCCATCCTCTCTTTGGCTGATCTGGATCGTTTTGCTCTTGATATGGATTTGAAATATAATCCTGTGAAAATCCTAACCATGAAGCAATCGAATAGTTTGTGTTCGGAGAGACGTGTGTGTTCTGAACGTTCCCAGAAAAAACCATTTTGAGAAGAAAGGTATTGCCCGTTATCCCTATAGGATATGGGTAAGAATTACTAATATAATCCTCTTTAATAAAAATACTTAAGCCATTAAATTCAGAGGGATCTGGATACTGACCACCTATAACCTCATATGCCCTTTCAAAAGTACAATATTTTTGATCTGCTGTTACACCTATATAAGGGGAGAGATTGTTCGATGAAATCCAATTCTCTATAACAGAAGCTATACCCTGTCCATGAACATTATCACCAGCAACAAACATTTTTCCTGATGGAGAATTTCCGGTATCTGAGACCCCGTAGAGTTCAATATCATAAGGACCTCTAAGAGTTAAATCATCTAAGCTTCTCGTATTAGAAGTATAGAAGCTAACTGTCCAGTTTAAAGGTGCTATATCAACATCAAACGGTATGCAAGGACCTCCATAAGCTACAGAGTTAGGAAATTCTGATAGATCACCAGTAGAATCTCTATATCCAGGAAGCCAAGTTGATGTTGAAGACGATACATTTTTTTCGAAACTTCTAGATGAAATAGATCCAAATGATATGTCGTTTAGATAATCTCCGATTGATTCTGCTGACCAGTATCTAGAAGACGATACAGGAGGATTTGAGGTAGCAACTCCCAGCGTCTTTAAAACATTTGAGGTATCAGCGAAATAAAAGAAATCTCCCTGAACCACAGATATGTCGCCAGGATACATGTAATTACCAATGGTGTATCGGGGGAGTGAGCTCACGGCCGCCGCAGGAGACAGACCCATCGAATTATAGGCTGAATATGACGCCACTACCTGTCCGGGAACACTTCCAGAACTAACGTCCCAGCTTGGAGAAAGTAGCGTCATTGCCTCACCTTGTGCATGAAAATATGCATTATTAAAAACAGGAGTACTTTGATCAGTCTGAACAAAGAGTCCATTTCCAGTAAACCCAAAAGCTGAAGTCAGGTAATAACTCGTTGCGCCAATAGAGAAGCCTGATGTATTTGATGGGTCTTCTACTAAAGTGTTAGTAATATATGGGGTGTAGTGCGATCCAGTTGATCCGGGATAATCACACAAATTTAATTCCTCCTCATAGCCAGATTTATTGTAAGTTAATGTTTGATATGAATTGGCAGATTGCCCCAAAACTGTCGTGGCTATAACCGTTGGGGTTGTCACATAGGGTGTATAGACAGCTCCAAGGTTAGATCCCGTTAAATTGCTCCAATCTATAAGGGAGATTGAATAAGTGTTGCTAGTGCCAGTGAATCCTGCTGTGCCTGGAATGCTCCACGTGTACTGTGAAATGCCGGTACCTGTTGGACCTGTTGCGGTGAACACAACATTTCTAGACATATCAGTAGATGAAATGGGATTTGTTCCATCTGTTATTTGAAGAGATACAAAAAAATTCTGTGGTGAAACTGATACTATATTAGGCTCTGTAATAGATTTTGAAGTTGATGAATCAAATATGGTTAAGCTTACAGAATAACCTGAAGAATTTACCCCAGTATACTGAACCGCCTGGGCAAAACCAGTTCCCCCTGTTGGAGTTCCTCCAGGGAATAACCAGTCCCTAGAGATAACCGAACCTATTGAAAGGTCATAAAAATAAACATAATCACCCTGGTTGATAACAACTTGATTTGCCATAACTATTTACGATCTATATATTCAGAAAGCTATGACCCGAAAATTTCTTTCCTCTGAATTTTTGCATACTCTATTGCTTGGGCATAGTGCCAGCTGTTCGAATAAGGCTCGACATAGCTTAGGTCGCGATCAAATGGTGATTTGTTTATAAATTCACCCTTGAAAAATTTACGATCTTTATCTTTTTCAAGAACCCCTGCATTGTGCATAATCTTATGACAATCCCATTCTTTGTGATCGCTAGATCCCCAGCTGAAGCCAAGCTCTCTTGATATCTTTGTTTGGTAACCTCTTTTCCAGGCACACCATAAAACTGCCCACATATCAGAGCACCATTTTTGTATTGGATTATATGTTTCAAGCTGCTCTGGAGTCAGTGTCTTTCTTTCTTCTTCCTCCCTCTCAGCCATGTATTTATAAAGATTTAAACAGGTTTCTTTCACATCAGACCAATAAGAAGCATTAACACCCTTCATTAAATACTGAGCTCCCCCAGAATTATTCTCATTACTTTCAACAATTTCCCTCTTAACACCAGTAATATCACATAAATCTGTTAGCAGCTGATCAGATTTAGATTTAATATAGTTTGCACCTATATAGGAAACTGTGTCGCTCAAATACCAAAAGTTATCATCGTGCATAGAATCAAAGTCGGGTAGTTCTTTGAAAATTATATCAGAATCATGATAAAAAAGAACTTCGCCCCTCAGTTCTGGATACTTAGAAAAATGCTGCTCCAAAGCATCAGGTCTTAAAGCTGAAACGTATCCGTAGTTAATAAACTCATTTCTCTCATAGAAATAAAATTTTACAAAATTATATTTTTTAGAGAGATCAATTAGCTCCTGTTTAGGTCCTTTGACGCAAGAAAAAAGTATCTGGATATTTTTTGGGTTTATCCCGTTCTTTATTGCGTTGTGTATAAAAACCTCAACCTGCCAATAAAAATAAAAATCATCCGGTTGTACGCTAATGAAAATAATTCTTTTCATAAAAAAAATTTAAAGAAAATTACTAGGGCTGGGTGAGTACTATCATGATACTATTTCCAGTAACCCAGCTAACCAAACCACTTAGATTAACATTTCTTGAGGCACCGCTAGGTGCATTATCTGTTGCACTTCCCTGGGAAATCCATGCTCCTCCTAATGTTGCTGCCTTAAATACTTCAAAATTAAAAGTTCCTGCAGATCCTGGGGTATATGTAATTCTCCAAGGGGCAGGTGGACCTGATGCAGTTAATGTCCCTGTTTCCGAGCTACCAGAGTTTACAGGGAATGAGAAACCAGTGGTATAAGTTGTATATTGAGACAAGTTAGTAATAATTGGACCAAATCCTACCTGATTGTCTATCACAAGCTCCCCGAAAACTATAAACTCAGTTGTCGTTGAGGTCGACGTAGATGTAGACGTGGATGTCGATGTCGATGTAGACGAGGTCGAAGTTGAAGTCGACGAAGTTGAAGTCGACGAGGTTGAGGTCGACGAGGTTGAGGTCGAAGTCGAAGAAGTCGAAGTCGACGAGGTCGAAGTCGAAGTCGACGAGGTCGAGGTTGTCGATGTCGAGGTCGAAGTTGATGTTGTCGAAGTTGATGTTGTAGTGGTTGTTGTTGTTAAACTCGGCCCACTAACACCAATTATCGGTATCAACAACGAAGATCCGCCAAGCAAAGAAACTGGCGCTGGCAGAGAAGGAACAGGCACTGCAAAATTGGACACAACCAGATTTATTGGAGGTGAATCCATAGGCAGATCCCCAGATTCATTAGGGATGGGTCTGTAATAGAAATCAGTAATATACCGATCATCTGAGGCATTTAATTGATCTGCAACATTTTGAACAGTAAGTGGCGAAACCCCAGGCTGAATTGTTGCTCCTATTGGGAACGGGAATGATTCGTTTCCTGTGCTTAATTTGATATAATCACCAGGTTGTATATTATGTAGCTCATACCCGCCAAGCCAATCATTGTTATACTCAAAATCATACCATCCATGGGCGTAAGCATCCTCCCATGTGTTGTTTGTAAAAATTTCCCACGTAAGTCTTTTACTTCCCCAGTATTTTAGATTTGCATTTGGCAGATCTGTCTGAGATTCACTCCAGAAAACAAAGCTGTCCTCTGGATTAACACCAAAGTCAAGATTGGGGGATGAAGGGGTTTCGGAAAGTGATCCTGTAAGAGTAAAACTAATAGGAACTCCATTTTGAGTTGCACCAAGATCACTTGGCGCTGATATCAAAACAGTTACTGGATCTTGCGAAGGATCAACACAGGAAGCAAAGTAATCTGGATATGTAATATACGAGTTAATAGCAGAGACTATTGCATTAGCAGTTCTATATAAAGAATCACCAGCATCTGCTGATCCTATCTCCCTTCCGTCAACAGAGACACTTATAACCCCAGAACCTGTAAAATACATGTTAGGGTATCCACTAATTGTTGAGGTGTCAACGTAGAGTTTGTTTGGAGATGATTGGAAAAGTATTCCGTTCCAGGTGTTTTGTAAAACAAGAGGAATTTTGAATGTAGTTGTAGATCCGCTTGGAACTATCACATTCCATCTACCGTTAATTTGATCTATAGATCCAAATATTCTAACCTCATAACCAGTCTCTAAATTATGAGCGACTGATGTTGTAATTGTTGCAAATCCATATTGTCCGCCTGATATAATTTCAAAAGAAGAGATATCTGTAATTTGATAATTGTTCTGGGTAAATGAGATGTACCCAGTTGCACCAGCAGCTGCTGATTCTACTTTTACATAAACATCTTGTCCCTCTTGAGACTTATTTCCATAGGTAGCAAAATCTAAAATCTCAGCAGGAATTGTCTTCTGCAGTTCCCCCATAGTTTCTCCCTCAGCTGGGTATTCCCAGATTGATTGATAAACCTCCCAGCTTCTTGTTGTCGTCCTCCATAAATAATCTTCAACCTCACGATAGCGTGTCCATGAATCTATCTCTATTATTTTAGGTGCAACAGTTATAGCTCTAGGCAATATGGATAAACTCTGAACATTAAAGCCATCATACACGCCGCATTTAACGTCATATTCCCCGGTGAATGGTACAAAGTGGGCTAACTTATAAAAGTCCACTATTGAGCCTCTAAATACGAAATTATAGGGACTTCCTGGCTGTGTTGCTGATTTTGTTACCGTCCATTCTATGTCAACAAGATTTGAAAAATCTATATTTTTCCAGTTCAGCAAACTGTAATCCTGAGATGTGGCAAACAGTTCAGTAGAATCAAATGTTGAAGTCGATCCACTGTCTAATAAAACGGTGTAAACCCCTGTAGAATAACTTACTGCAGTAACAGTACCGAAATCTCCACTAGGGGATGGGATTGATAAGTTAGGGGTGAAAGTGTAGCCAGACCCAACAGATAATATTGAAATAGAGGTTATCCTTGTTCCGGTTACCGTTGCCGAAACAGCTCCACCAGCTCCACCACCACCTGTAATAATGAGTGTTGGTGTTGTTGCGTACCCTAGACCTGACCCGTTAATAGTAGCAGAGGAAATTTGTCCACCGCTTATACCTAAAGATATGGAGGCATCTATTTTTTTAATCTGAACCCTGTCGCCAGTCTTAAAGGCTGGAATATTCACAGAGGACCAGTTGATATTGAATTCATCCCATGTCCATCTGTCAACTAGCATCTCTAAAACAACTGGCATCCCTATAGGGGTTCTATAGAAAAGCCCGGTGTCAGGATCAATTAAAGCTGGAGGGTCGTATTTTCCATCACCAAGCTCAACGATCTCACCTTGTTGTTTTAAATCATAAAATTGATTAATTGCAGTTAAGAGTGAATCATTTTGGGAAACCGAATAGTTCTGGGCAAAATCAAGGGGGTTGATAATGTTTCCAAAATCAGATAATGTAGACGGACTTACATTTACGATCCCGTTTAAAGAGGTGTTCTCAGCTATAAAGTAGTAAACTGGGGTAGTCTGTATTGGATTCACATACCACTGTAAAGGATCCCCTCCAGCAGTTGCCCCGTTATTCTCCAGACCCACCGGTGAAATTACAGTGGATAGAGTTGAATCTGTAGTGATATAAAAAGTAAATCCAGTTGTACCTATGGTAAAAGTATAAGAATAGCCAGAGGTAACAGAAAGACTTGGATTCGGACCAGTAGCTCCGGTTAATGTGAAATAAACGCCAGAGCCAGTTCCACCCTGGACGGTTACATTAGAAGAAAAAGAATTAAAATACGATTCCGGTGTTTGTATAGATGTTTGTGAAGGACGGATTGAGAAATTTCTTAAATCCTCGATGAATCCAAAATCGGGATTTGGTACGATATCAAAATGAATCCCGGTTTCAATCTGGGGTCTCTGCATCACATCAGTCCATGCACGTGTATTATAAACCTCGAAATAAATGCCCTCCCCGGTTATATCAACAATCCTTGCATTTAATGGGAGGTAATCCCTTTTTAATCTCTCCTTAAGTGCAAATAGTTTTAGTAAAACCTCCTCCTGGGTAAATTTAAAAGCATCAATAACAACAGGATATCCGTATTCATCAACATCACCATTATCTTTATTTAAATCATAATAAAGACCAAACAGAGAAGTTTTTTTATATGTTCTAGAAGGAACTAAAGACTCCTCAGAAGAAATATCCAGAACATAATTACCCTCTTTATCTGGCCCGTATGTTTGCGTAAGTCTATATTTACCGCTATTTGGATTATCCAGTACATCAGCAATCTGAATAGATTGGGTGTATCCGTTGATGGATTGCTGAGCTTTTATTTCATCAAGGAATTGCTTATTCTTCTGGAGAGGGGATTCGACCTGTAACCTGCGATATTCTAGATTAAGCCAATACTCTTTTATTCTTAGATCTTGATATCCAAAAAACTTAATAGCTGCAATTAGACCACGATAAGCTCCAGCATAAGGGAAGATCTCTTCACCTGCAACTAAAAGCTCTTTTCTTTTATCGTTGATCTCTAGATAGTTAGGGGAAGGCTCGGCAGGATCGTGATCTCTCAGTATTACAGAATCCGACGGGTAAAATGCTCTACCTATATTCTTGAGCATCACATCAAATCTAGGATCCTCACCAACTATTTCCCCGTAAAAATCAACTTCTATAACCTTTATTGGTGCAGATCCTGTCCCTCCGGTTATATCTTCAACAATCAACTTTCTCTCGTAAATATTACCATTAAGATCACCGCAATTCAATGCTACACTAATAGACAATGTCTCAGATGAAACAGATGATGTTTGAATATACCCTCCGCTTGCACCATAGTAGGTGTCATTTGCATCAACATCAACGCTATAAACAATATTGGGATAGCTTATTATAAGAGGCTGTCCATCACCACCACTAATATCATCATATATTTGGTATGTGAAAATTATCTCAGAGACATCAGTTTCACCGTATTTGTTGTTGTACCATCTGGTTCTCCATTTTCCTGCAGTAGCTCCAGTTATTCCTGTGTGTGGAAGTCCATAGTTGAAAGAAGATGTGTTTTGATCATAGAATTCTTGAACTATGAATATCTGCTCATTCTCATAGAGTCCACTTGAGACAGGATCAAAATAAATGTTACCCTTATAATACCCACCAGGTCTAAAATTATAGGTTGTATTAAAATAAATTTTATTACCGTTACTTATAATTCTTTGCCCCTCAGACTTTCCGGGGAAGAACTGTATGATATATGTAGATCCGGAGGGGGTAATTGAAAATATCTTTCCCTTGAATTGCTGTTGTCCTGCTACACGGCCATTGAGAAAAACCTCTGCACCTTGTTGTAAAAATGTTTGAACCTCGTTTGCCCAATCAATAATCGTGAATCCGTTTAAGTCCTCAAAGTAAAGTGTGAGGGTAGCAGGTTCAAGGTCGAAAGAATTTACATTTATATCACCTATAGATGTTACGCTGGAGTTGCTCAAATATATGAATGTAGATTCAAGCTCAGTCGCACCGGTAGGTCCGATATAATCAAAATTTAGGGGATTACCCCTTTTATTGAAAAAATTTAATCTTCTATAAAAAAAATTTGACATCTTAATTAGAATACTCTTCTGTTATTTCCCTTAACGGTGTAATTGAAAAAGTTTTTAATTTGTTTTGTTGTTTCAACCAATGCATACACTACTCTTTCGAAATATTGCAAAATACCATCTTTAATAGGATCTCTAAACATTACATTTGAAAGTGTTCTATTTAAAATCTTCCCCTTATAATCAAAGCCATTAGGCTGATCGTCGTTGAAGCTATCCCTTATATCATAAATATTTTCCCGGGGGTCGTATTGATAATACCTTCTTTCTACAGAAAAGCTTGGCATTTCTTTCATTAATATTTTGAAATCTGAAGAATTTGTGCATGGAGAATATTTATACTCCCCCTGTGAGGAGACTAAAACTTGTCTGTACCCTGAGCACCCTATATTATAAGCACGATCTGAAGCTTCCTGTATGGTAGCGTAAACCTCAGCGGGATTGTAATATGTTGTGTTTGCTGTGGAAGGAATTACAAGGGATTTATTGTAGTTCAGACCACCCTCAGGATCAGCAAAAAACGGTGAAAATCTTTCTTGTTTTAAAGTTGCCATTTTTAATCTTGTGATTTAAGAATTGCGGCCTTAAGCTCAGCATTAAGCTCCGCTCTAAAGTTAGGCTGAACGATAGCAGAAATACTAATATTAAGTGGCCCAGGTTTTCCCTCAACTATACTTTCAGTGAAAAGAGTTCCGTTCCTATCGGACCATCCACCTCTAAGTACCACAAGCTCGTTTCTACCTATTACGATATCTCCGAACTCGTTTAGTCCCAAAAGCTGATCCTGCTGAACTGTGGAAACGTTGGTCATATTCTGCATGATTGTTTGGTTAGCTTCATTTTTTTGACCAACAAAAAAGAAATTCACTGAGTCGACACCGTCTATTCCTTCTATAATAGCAATTATGTCAGATTTTGGTATGGTGTCTCGTCTTTTCACATTAAGCATGTATTCTGAAATTCTTTTCCTAATCTCCCTTTTTATAGTTTCCGGATCAAATCCAGCAAAGATCGTCATAATCACATTACCGGTGTATCTACTAATTACTGGCTCTACTATCTTAACCACAGTTGTTGCAATCATAGATCCTGATTGCTCTAGCAAATTAAGAATCATTGCTTTTTGATCAGAGGTTAACAGGAATTGATTTAATGGTATGCTAAAATAATCCTCATTGGAAGAAATATTTAAAGTGATATCCGGAATTAAATATAGGTAGACAATATTATCATCGTCTAGGTACTCGTCATCAAAGGTCGAAAAAGCCTGGATCTGAGAAAATATTTGCAACTTATCCAAAAATATCTCATAGTTCTGTGCATTTGCAAAAACGAAAGATCTACTAGTTTTAGGTGCAACCAATCTTATGAGATTAATAGAATCTGGATTAGTACCAAACATTGGATTAAGCGTAGACGTTATAAGGATATAATCATTTAAATCAACCTCCGCTCCAAAAAGATCTGTTCCTGGATCTGCCCATCTATAACTAAGAGGACTTTGCTTGTTATCCTTTGTGTTTCCAGCAGCGCCAGTATTTTGAAGATATTGAATTCTTATTCTTGATCCTCTTGGCGGAATCGCGCCAAAGAAAGAATTGCCAAAGTAAATGTCAAGTCCCTCCTGAATTCCACTTCTAACTAGATATCCCTTTCCGTTGAGAGGGATATCATAAAGAGACTCGTATCTTTTCCATCTCTCTTCATTCACATAAACATCAACATAGAATTGATCAATATATGATCCGGACTGACTTGGTAAATTAAAACTTTGAAGTAACTGACCTGTTCCGGTTACTACCTGTGTTTGAAAAGCACCCTCCGCTATCTTCACTCTTATCGGACTAGATCCGCCGGTAAGTGGTATTGTTATTTTTTGAGAGGATAGTATTAATGAATAATTTTTACCGTTGTTCTGGTTTTTTATTTGTGTGTAATTAGATAAAACTATCGCTCCTCCTCCGGCATCGGAGTTTGTTCTATTCCACCCTATTTGGACTTCTCCCTGAGCAGCCATAGACCTTGCAGGATTGTACCCTGATATTCTAGCAAGACTTCGAACAGAATAATCTCTGGATGCTTGCTCTATATTAAGTTCAGTTATAGAATCCTCTATAAAGTAAAGAATCATCTGTGAAAGATTCTGCAATACGAACAAGACCTGTCCCCAAGCTGAAGCTACTGTAAAAAGATTAACAGTCTGATTATACGTATCTTGTAAAAATACAAAGGTGTCGTTCAGTAATCCATTTATTAGGATGTTATTCTTCCGGTAAATATTCATATTAAATTTAGGTTATTCTTAAAGTTACTACTGGGCTTAAACCCCCGTCTGAGGGTATAGAAAAATCTAGGGTTGCTATATCCCTTTCGGTTCCTTTATAAAACTCAAGCGTATATGTACCACCGAGCTTTCCAAAAAGGGGAACATACGTTTTTAAAAAAAGGTCTAATTCTTTTTTTATACTAGACTCAGATAGACCAAGATTAAAGATAAGATCCTCCATATTTAACCCAAATTTGGGATCACCTAAAACCTCGCCCTTGTTAGTAAGTAATACCATCTTTAATTGGCCAACACAAATCTCAACAGGATCTAGTGATTCAAGTTGAAATGGATTGTATTTTGGATCATCGGGATCCCTGTTGTAGATTTCTCTCATCTTTTAATATTCTGATTATATATCCCTTGTCCCTGACGGGGATAAAAAGGGAGGTGCCAATTTATTTAAACAAAAAAATATTTTTTTTGATTTTTTTAAGGAAAAAACACTTATAATTTTTTTTTCTCGAAAAGGTTCCATATATTTGGATCATAATTTAAAACCTATATTTTTATGGCAAGAAAATTTTCAAAAAACGGCAAGCCCCTTGGCCGCACATCATCAAAGGGGAACAAACACAAAGCATGGACACCAGAAGAGGATAATTTCCTCAGGTTGGCTGTAGAACAGAAAATTCCTAAATCCGTAGTAGCGGGAAGATTAGGAAGAACTAAGGATTCAATCGTCTTTAGAAAGTATGTTCTAAAAATTGAAGGAGCTTTTGGAAGAGACGTAAGATCTAACGCTAAAAAATTAGAGACGTCTAATCCAGTATCTCAGATTTCACAGCAAACTGAAGCATTCTCAGGTCAAATGCAAACTGTTCAAACTGTTCAAACTTTTAAACTAGAAACGGGTATTCCTTTACCTTCAAGATCTGGAAGAACAGAAAATCTAATGGCAAGAGAGAAGCTTAGGATTCTATTGGAATCTATGAATGTTGGGCAATCTTTTGTAGTACCTAGAAATCTTTCACACGTAACCAAACACTTAGTTTTAAAAGAGTTTGAATCTTACAGAATTAGAATCTGTGCTACAAACAGAGATAAAAAATTCTATAGAATTTTCAGATTAGCATAAAACATTTTTTAGATTGCAATAAAGGCCAGGATATCCTGGCCTTTATTTTTGGGTCTATGTATTGTAAATTAATTCCACTGTAAGAAATAAGAAGGAGTGTTTTCGCCGTTTATCATATCCATAACCTCCTGTAATTCTGTTGCACCTTGATTACCTATTTCGGAAGCATTAATCTGAACACCTCCCGGTAAATTATAAGAAAAAACACCAAGCATTTGCGCCAATGCTATTTTACATTTAGCTATGCAATATCTAACAAAGAGTTCATCGTTATATAAATCCTCATCGTTTATAGCAACATAGCATCTAATCGCTACGTCATAACCACCTCCACCTGAAAATCCCTGTGCCTGCTGAGACTTCGCTGATTGATTGCTACCCCCGGATCTTCCAGGGTCTCTACCTAGAATGGTAAGTTTTTTTGTATTTTTATTCCATTTAAAAGCATAGCTGTTCAACATATAAGCCCTTGCCAAATCAAAATAGGAATACATCACTGTTCTATATACAAGGTTATCTCCAACGAAGGGTGATAAAAGAAGTTCAGATCCAAGTAGCTTAGAATCTCCAAAATCCCTATCTGGATTTCCTGATATCCCAGATCCCCCGACATCTCGAACATCGTAGATACTAACTATAGAATCGGGCAGTCTTATTTGACGTGTAGAAAGAAAATTCCTGTTATCAAAAATTTGTTTCTGTATCACGAAAACTCTGTCCTCTGCAGCATATTGGTAGTTATCGTACATCCAAGCTTTAGCCCTTCCTATAATTCTTTCTATCTCACTTCTATTAAGATTATACGGGAGTGCACAGCTAAATGATAACGCATCCTCAATTTCTTTTATTAAAGCATCTAGTATCATAGGATATTATATATTTTGGGTCAAATCAAAAGTTCATGTTTTTGAACTTTGGTATATGGGATGAATCGTTCAAATCCTTAAGTCTTTTATCTGAGATAAATCTCTGCTTTCTAAGCTCGTCCCATCCCTTTACCTTCATGGTATCATCACTTATCTCAGCATATTCACCAACGGTACCACCTCTTAAAACGCCACCTTCTATTTTGCAGTTTAAATTTTTTCCCTCACAATCTATAAAGCAATCCTTAAGTGTATTTGTGTAATCAACTTTAGTAGCTTTAAGTTTAGACGAGGAAACAGTGGTACCTGAGAGAAGTTGACAATTATCAAGATGCGATTTCTTAATTTCACAATCATAAAGATTGCAATTAACTATAAGACCGTTTTTAACATCGCTTAGAATTAGATCAACGTCCTCTATAATAAAAGCATCTCTACTCCTTGCTTCTTTTACTTGATATCTCCCAGTAGTAGTGTCATAGTTAAAATAACAAGAGGTTATATTACCCTCAACAATAAGATCAAAAACTTTATTCTTAATCACCGGAAAATAGGATCTAATATTTTCGTCCCATCCCTTAAGATCAACAAAAAGATGAAAGTTGGGGTAGTTCCTAAAAAAGAATTCGGGATTGTTAAAAGATCTTACAACTTTAGCATAGTCGTTCATCATTACCTGGAGCTTTGCAACATCATCTTTAGTATATCCTGAGATCCTTCTAGAAAGTATATCATAGAGATACAATATAACATAATCTACGATCTCTCTTATTTCTTTGATCTTTTTCTGATAATCCCTATTCCCTAGATATCTTATTTCAAGATAACCTTCCTTTAACTTGGTAAAATTCACACCATAGTATTTGTCCTCTGGAACTTTAAACATTCTCGGATCAATAGAGGTAATGTTTTCAAGTATAGAAAACCTATTCCTAGGAACTACTCTCTTTATAGATTTGGCATATACATTTTTAGCTCTATTACCAAATTTATCATAAATTCTACCTTCATCCAAACCTAAAATAAACTTTAGTTTATCTAAGTTTTCCATTCTATCTTTTATATCAGGTCTGAATTTATCGAAGCTAATTGAGAATTGAAATGCGCATCTATCGTTAGTCCATCCGTTTTCATCAATCCATTTTAGGGTTTTGATCATAATCGGAATTGCCTCGTCATATGGTAATGGGCCGGTAATAAATTCCACCATTTTACTTCCACCCGAATAATCAGGCTCGAGCTTAAATGTATTCCTATCTATAGGTGTTTTTGAATGGTACTTCTCCGAAACCACCACCTTCTTCTTCAGTAATTTCTCGAGCTCATCCGCAACACGCCCTTTGAGCATATCTGTATAAAATTCAAATTCGAATCCTATAACAGAAGAGCTCAAAGCATGCATAGTATCAAAATGATTACTGTTATTCATTTACCGGATGTGCAAATATTTTTCCTGCTATAGGGTCGACTTCATAAACACGAATTTCTATCTCATCACCAACTTTAGCATTTTTGTATTTCTTCTCCAGTCTATCCTGCGGGATTAAAGCCATAACTCCCAAAGAAATAATTTCTACCAAAGCTCCATTTTTTCTTCTGTGTTTAATTTTTGCTATAAATTCTTCGGATATTCCATCATTCACCTGTTTTTCCAAGTCAGAGAATATCACATTTCTTTCTAAAGGTTGCTCTAATGTTAGTGTTAATCTATTTTTTTCCTTAATCTCCTTGATGTAGAATTCGATTTCATCACCTGGGATGAAGTTTAAAACATGACCTTCACCTTCAAATTCTGTTTTATGTATTAATCCAGTATAAATTTCTTCCCACTCAACAAACACACCAAATTCGCTAGTTCCTGTTACAGTTCCTTTGTATTTTTTAGTCAGATCAAGCTCTTGTATTTTAGAGTGCATTATCTTATTGATATACTTTTTATAAGAAACTATAAAAATATCCTTAGCTTCAACATAACCCTCGATCATAACTTGGATCTCCTTTCCGATGTATGAATCAAAATCTTTTATCCTGTTTGCTGCAGCCAAAGATCCAGGTAAGAAACATTTAATACCAGAGAGATCCACTATATAGCCACCTTTATTAACACTTTCGATTTTAACGGTATAAGCAGTACTTTCTTGACGTATTTGCTCAAATAACTCTGCTTTAACACTCTGCATAAAGCACTCTACCATAGATCCTAAATAAGATCCACCGGTTTTCCTAACACGCACCTTTACTATGTCATCAATTTTAAAATCTACGTTTTGTAGATTAAATTTTTGAGCATCTCTTAGCTCTTTTCTGATATCTATATAAACAGTTTGTCCAGACACGGTCTGAGCAAGTGCTTCGTCTTTAGAGATATGTGTAATTTTACACTGGTACATCTCGCCTTCTAATAAATCCTTACCCTCACTTATATTTTCATTTCTATGGATAGAGAAATAAAGATTACTTAATTCCTGAGCATAGGACTCGTGGCAATAAACTTTAGAATCATCAGGTGATTTAATTTTTTTATTTACCGCTCTTTTATTCGGTAAAGTCCAATCAAAGTTTTCAACTTGAAAGTCGTTCATTTTTTGTTTTTTTAAAGTTAATGAAAAAATATCCCTTTATATATCTAAAAAAGATTAGGGATATTTAATAAACAAGTGGAATAAAGCCTATCATAGGAACTGGTCCACCAGGGGTTGTGATTTGTCCATTATAGAGGAACTTTAATTCAGCTAAATGTAAGGCAAAGGATATAGCAAGAGCATTAGAAACTGCCTGTGCAGCTGTTTTTTCTAATCCTGGGATTTTGAAAGTTTTACCAGTATTAAAAGCTCTTCTTAAATTATCAGCAAGAAATTTTTGATTACCGTAAAACAAGCCAATATACACACCAGGAGTAGGAATGCTACAAGGGGGAACCGGAGGTGATGCACTTAAGGGCTGGACCAGTGTTGAAATCCAGTACCCAATAACACCCTTTGCCATTATCTCATAGGGATCATTTTGATCACCCTGTTGGGTATTATTGAGTTTTTTGGCCTCATCTGCCAAAGAATTACCCCAGGTAATTAAAGCATCAAACCATTTTTTAACCTCACCACTTTGTGAATTCCCATAGAGACTCTTTTTAGAGTTTATAGAATTTCGGATGTTTATTAATTTGCTTCTCTGTGGATCTATAAAATCATATATTTGATCTAAATATCCTTTATCTATAGGCTTTAAATAGTTAAGTTTTACTATCAAATTCTCGTTAACCCAAAGTGGTATATTATTTGTATCATATTCTGAAGAAACTTGAAAAACCTTGTTTGTATATTTTAAATTTGATTTTAAAGAAAGTGCTCTCGATCTCACGGAGTCGCTTTCTACAATCACGTTTATTGTATCGGTATACACTTCTTTGTTAACTGTTATAATCCCCCTGGAGGAAAAATCTTTCTGATATGCAACAAAGTATTTAGGTCTTCCTGTTAGTTTATCAACAGTTATTTTCGATATTTTCCCTCTAACTTCGACTGAGCTACTTCCCCTACTACTAATTCTTCCGGAGGTAATGTTATCGTATATGATATTATCAGATAATGCTTTTACCTCAGCATAGTTATAATTTTCATTTCTATACACAACATTTGCAGTAACTTCAACGCCAACGTTTAAACTTCTATTGTTTGTTATGATATTTATATACTGGTCATATATTCTTTTTCCCAAATCTCCAAGTACGATCGGGAGTGTTCCTACCCACTGATTAAATTCTTCAGTTCCGTCATATTGGGAAAGAACTTTCTGTGCAAGTAAAGGTATTGCCTTATCTAAACTAGAGGGGTATACAGAAGGATCCTCGAAAAGTGCAGTAAATTTAAAAGCAGGAGCAAGCGTTGGATTCTCTTTAGCCCATTTTATGTACTCGTTAATTACTTCATATCCCCCACTGGGACCCGATGGTATTCCTCCTGTTAAATCAGAGAATGCCGGATCCTCCTCTCGCTGCTTAAAAGTTGGAGATGGGTTTTTAGCAAGCTCGTCCATACCTTTCTTAAGTGCAATAGACATGATTGTCTTTTGTCCACTCTGATGGGTGTTTCCAAAAGGGCTCTGTGCTTTTCCAACAGTTGAAGAAACATATTGATCAGTTATATAGTTAGCAGTTTCCTGGTTACTTTTCAAAGACTGAGAAGAAAGCTTGTCTGAAACATTACTAATAAAAGAAGACCAGTCTGCAGGCATTTTTACCTCGGTTTAGTTTTAGAGATTTGGCTGAGATGTTGAGCATCAACCATGGGTTGAACTGGAACTCCCGAAGGGCCAACACCAGTTGGGTGAGTATGAGTATTAAAAAATTGTAAAAAAGTGTTTCCTAGAACCAATTTTTCAGCAGCACCCTCGCCAAGTTCAATATTTTTAGAATTAACTATAACCTTTTGTTTTCCCCCGGATTTTTCCATTCGGATCTCATCCTCGTTCATCTTAATCACAATCCTTAATTTCTCCTTGCTAGTCCCGCCATTTTGAGTATCAAACTGTACGGATGCATCGCCAAGTTGAAAAACTAAACCTTTTTTTCTTGTGTACATTATTTTAAGAAGTCCTGGTTGTGCTTCACTGTCAAATAAAATTGCTTGCGATCCCTCGTAAGAATTTTCTTGTTTCAGCTCCTCGATAAGGGCAGGGGATACTTCTTTAATATAATGGTAGGTCATTTTGTAGTAGTTCTTCTCCTCGAAGTGAACTGCCACTACCGTTCCTATTTTAGGAATTGATATACTACCATTTCCATATTCACCTCCAAAGGTTAAGCCTGTAATTTGTTCTGCCCAGGGTAAATCCTGAGATGGTATTTTATCAAAAATTCCAAAGACCTCAACCTTACATCTACCTTGATATAAGGGATCTTTGTTATCGACGACTGTACCTAGGTATGTTCTTTCACTTGGCATTATGAGAATTCAGATTCATTTCTATTAAATTCGCCTGTACTTACATTAAACTTACTTGCAGGCTTAGCGTTTCCTAGATTTATAGGTGTTTCCAGTGTAAAGTCTCCACTTGTTGGCGGATAAACTTTTCCAATATCGCCTCTTTGCTTAGTGCTAGCTGAAGATACTTGGGAAGGTGGATAAACTGGGCTAGGTGTCTGCAAAAAAGAATTAGAAGGGTCTCTTAATTCCCCATTTATGTTAAGCTTTTGAGAAGCGGGATAAATGCTTCCACTTTCTATGGAAGTAATCTCTGGGGAGAAAACTTCCTGCGGATACACTTTAGAATCCCCTAATTTATCAGAATAATCCACAGGGACTTCCTCAGGATAAACCTTACCAGCAGGTTCTTGATATCTTCTTTGTGGAACCCCTAGATCTGGGCCAGGAACGTTCTTATAAACATCATCAGATATTCCAGGATAAGCTCTTTGAGGAACACCAAGATCACCGCCAGGAACATCGAGATAAACATCATCATTTATTCCAGGGTAAACCCTTGTAGGTACACCCAAATCCCTTCCAGGAACATCTGGATAAACATCACCTTGTGGGGAAGGATATATTCTATCAGGTACACCCAATGCCGAGCCAGGAACGTCTGGATAAACATCCCCATTTGGCTCTGGATAAATTCTATCAGGAACCCCAAGATCACTACCTGGGACATCTGCATAGACATCACCATCTGGCTCCGGATAAACCCTGTCAGGAACTCCAAGATCTGGTCCAGGTACTGTTCCGTAAACGTCACCGTCTGCCGGAGGGTAAATCCTATCGGGAACACCTAAATCACTTCCAGGGGAATTTGGAAATAGATCCCCAGAGACTGGCGGATAAACCCTATCAGGAACACCAAGATCCCTCCCAGGAACTTCAACATAAACATCTCCTGAAGGTTTTGGATATACTCTTTGAGGTGGACCTCCAAGACCTGCGTTTTGTGGATTTGGTAATGTAGTATTTTGAACCCCAATATTCACATTTCCTAGACCGTTTAAAAAATTCTGAGCGTTGTTAAAAGATAGCTGTGCTTGGATTTCCCCTGGATTGAAACTATAAATATTTCCTAGCAATGCTTGATCTATCCCTGAAATATTATTACTTAAATTAGCTACACCTTCATTAATCAGATCATTCAATGAATTGCTTATGAAATTGGTTAGCATCTCAGAGCCAATAGATAAGATGTCCTCAGCATTCCTTGGATTTTTTTGAACCGATGATCTTGCACCATCCCAGCTATCAGCAAGAACCAGAGGTTTTCCATCTTGTCTAATATTCGGGAATTGTGACTTCATCCTGACCCTACCAACATGTATTTTAAATTTATTGGTTGATGCCACAGGGGAATCTGAACCCTGACTAATTGTTGCACCTAACGGGGAGCTGTCTGAAAAATCAAATTCACAATTGCTGCATTCGAAAACTATTACTGGTTTAATTCCAGTTTGGTCCTGCTGATTTTGAAAAAGAGATAATTCATCGGTTAGACCAGAGTTGTTTACAATGTTTCCAACAAAAGAATTAAAAGCACTTGCAGGATTTGTATTTGATCCTTCCGCTGGGTATTCCTGATTGATAGTGCTTGTTCCTAAATTTGAGCCAGGATTATTTCCATTCCCTAGCAATGAAGCATAATTAGTTATCGTAGAGAGAGCAGCAGAGGATCCAACAAGTCTTGATGTTTTGAAAAAATTTCTAATCTCGGATACGAAGATAAACATTTTAAATCTCCTCAAATTTCTTGGGAGTAGCTCCCGCATGTTATCAAAATCGAATGTGGCCTGATTGTATAATGTTGCTAAGGCAGACATTCTTAAATTTAGAGCTTCAAGAGTTGTGAAATCTAATGTTTTCCCAGCTGTTCTCTGAGCATTAAAAGTGCTTTCCGGAGAATCAGGAAATCCGCTTCTTGCAACTTTGTATAATGCATCAAGCCCTGATATAGACTGTAAAAACCACGGATAGTTGTTTAGAAGATCACTTAAATTATTCTGAAATTGTATCAGCATATCAGATCTCTTTCCCCCTATAGGAAATTCGCTTTCCCTCTCTGCTAAATATCCAGGTGCAGAATAGAAAGCGATAGCACCGTTCTCCCCATTCGTTTTGTAATCATATTGAGGCTGTCCGAACGGATTTCTACTAACCAAGGTGTTGAACCCTGTGTCAGCTAAATAGTTTCCCTGTTTAAGCAAAGGACTAGGAGGAAGTCCGTCTTCAGTACCAATGGGGAGGGTACCAAAATCCAAAACAATCTTAAATCCAAGATATGTTGGATCTTCATAGTTTCCCTGCTTAGATAATTTAAACCCCTTGAGAAACAGACTCCTTAATTGATCAGTAGCTGCCATTTAAAAATAGAAATGTATAGAGTATTTATCCAATCTACAGAATTCCCTTCGTTAATGAAATCGGAAAGGCCTTAGGGATAATACCAGAAGAACTGGCAGTCCATTGTCTTTTGGCTAAAATCAATCTTTGTTTCATTCCAGCGGAGCTGTAATTCCACGTTACGTGCATACCTATGACAACATAGTTGCCAGATAAAAACACATCAAGTGTTGGCTGTGATGTTGTGTTTGCCTGCCCATTTCCCATTGCGCCAGAATTCTGTTGTCTAAGACCATTATTGGTTAAAAATATCTGAACCGGAATTACCTGACCCCTATAAATCCCAGGAAAATAAGTTCCAAGCTCAACCTCTAATGTCATTTTGTAGGAATCCATCAGATTTATTTCATTCTGAGCCTGAGCGTGCAAAAAATTTTTATGAACACCCCCTGATGTATCGGAGCTTCTAATATTTAAAACCCCATGCCAATCGATTCTTCTCTCCTCCTTGTATATGTTTTCTCTTGCCCTACCTTTTTGTAAAATCATTCCAGTTTCTATATCCTCAGGAGTTTGTGATTCTATATCATAGTGAACATATTTCTCTGTGGGATTGTCTGTTGCTTTACTTTCATCATAGAATCCAAAATCAGTAACATACCCTTTAGCATTAGTGAGATTGCCAGAGCGAGAAGTTAATGTGTACCCGATTATAAAATACGGGATTGTACCAAATCCTGTAAGATTTGTCAATATAAGAGGCATTTGAATTGGATCTGGATCAGGAGTTCCTGGTAAAGCTGCAGAGGGTTTTAAACCACCCGGAGACAGTCCAGGTAGAAAAGTAGCATTAACTTTAGGGATTGCACCATATGAAAATTGGTTTCCAAGATTTACAAAATTCAAATTATAATAAGAATCTATCCAGCAATCAAAAAAACTGTTGTTATCGTCCTTGTAAGCTCTTGATGTAACTTCTTTTATTAAATCAAAATAGGAATATGATGGACAAAGCCATGTCATCTTATCGTCGGTTTGTTTCTCATTAGTAGAAAAACCTAGATTTAAATCTTGTGAAATCTCCAAAAGGCAATCGCTTGAATTAATATTTGGAAAGGATTTAATCCTCTCAGTGTAAAGCCCAGGGATTCTACATTCTCCCTCAATGGTGAATCTTAAATTTATTCCTAGACCCTCAGAATCAATCCCCTCCTTAGAGTTTCTATTTGTCGTTTCACTAATAACACTAAGAACATTAAAATCCATCCTAAAAGGCTTATAGAAGTCACCAGGAGATCTCATGTATATTGAAACTATATCACCATCCTTTGGATAATTGACGCTTATAAACATGCTTTCTGCAGCTATAAAGGAGAACCTGACAGTTGGTATGAATCCGCTAAGATCTAAATGAAATCTAAGAAGATATTTCGTAACGTTATACCCGTTTATTGAAATATAAGGAACGCTTAATCCAGTAGACTTAACACTAGTTTCTCCAGTGTCCCTCAATACGCTTGCATCATCAGAACCGTTTGCTCTATCAACCTGAACGAGCTCGTCGAGTTTCATGCTATTAAGAGCAAGTGTAACTATTTGTATTTGATCTTGTGTGACCATTTATTAAATTGCAGTTGGTGTATTAAATCCTCCGCCTCCGGAGTTTGGTGCAAATACAATAAATCCATTCTGTTTTAGAATTGTTGTTTCTCCCGGCTGTGTAATGTTGGGAGGAAGGACTTCAACGGGTTTATTTTTGATTTTCTCATCGAGGAATTTCTTCCTTCCTGGGCTAACCTGGAATTTTTTTTGTTGCTGATTCTTCTTGAAAGAATTAAGTGGGTTAGTATTTGTGTTTGATGTTGATGCGCTTTGCTCTTTGACCTTCTTGGATCTAAAGATCTCATCAACAGTATTAGCTGTAGGTACAGCCAATATTTGTCCCTCGTAAACGGCAAAAGGATTACTCAACCCATTAAATTTTAGAAGACTCCCCATCTTGCCTTGACTTCCCATTTTGAGGGTAGCTATAAGATCGGGTCTCATCTGAAAATATTCAGGGACTATGGCAAAGCTTGCTAATTGAGGATCTACACCCTGGAAAGAAACGGAGGATTTTGTCAAATCCCATATTCCATATTGAGAGGAATCAAGTCCTTCGGAAGGATTGAATACGTTCTTATTTGATGATAATGTGTCAATGAGTAGTGCCATGTTATCTTCCTATATTGTTTACTCCGAGCTGACCTTTATAAACATCTTGATTAAAAAACTCATTCGGGGTTTGTTCAGAAAGTATATTACCTTCAGTATCAGCAAAGGCAGCAAAAGATTGTGCAGACGCGGAGGTTGAAAGAGAGGTTTGATAAAGTCGACCGTCACCGCGATTAAATATACTTTCAATTTCTCCCCTTTCTCTATCCCTTGCATGTTTTAAAGTAAAAGTAGCTTTTATACCAGTTGGAAAATCATCGGGTCCAAGATTCTCACTGAATTCTATAGATACACCATCGCAAATCAAATTACCTATCATGGCAATAGGATTGCATGGATTTCCTATAGTTAAATGCCATTCCCCTATAGGAGCTCCGGTTAATAAAGAAACAGGCGCCTGGAACTGTTCAATAAAGCTTTCAGTAACTGCAGCTTTAAAAAGTCTTCCGCCTGCAGCTCCTAGGGTTTCACCTAGCTCTTTTGCAAGATTTATATAATCAGCAGCGGTAGATCCTCCGTTGTTAAAGATTGAGGTAATCTTGGCTTTTAAATCCTCCAAACTTGTTGCTGTTCCCCCAGTGTCTTGAGAATCTGGTCCTACAGTGGTAACATCCTGATTTGCACTAGAATCACCACCGGCTGAAGCAATATTTGCTATTTCGGATGCGTATTTAATAACCCATCCTAAAGGATCTTTATAATACATCTCAAGCCCATCAGCACCTCCTGGAAATCCGATCGCTGCAAACTGTGAGTTGTATCTAATATCCGGGGTAAGGAAATTTCCATAATTAGTACCTATAGACAACAAATTGCCAAGAAGATCTAACATTGCAGCTTTTGAGTTAACCTCCCCAACAGAGGATAGCTCATATTCGAAAACCACGCTTAATGAATCCCATTGAAACGGTAAACCTACCTTTCTAACCTTTGTATTTTGTATAACATCCACAGGTACCCAAATGTATTCACTTAGCAATCCAAGATCACCTTGTTTTGCACGGTCTCTTAATTTAGCAGTTCTTATAGCATTAATATTCGTGGATTGTGGATCTGCTGCATTCGTAACCCCCTCAATAACACCTACTATAGCATCGTACGTTCCTCCACTTCCCGATCCTAAAGCTTTCCCAAGAAAATTAATTGGACCATCTTGAAAGAAACCTTTAGAAAAAGCTTGTTGGACTTTTTGAGTATCCTGTGGCTTATCGTCCCAAGCTATCCCTGTAGTGAATTTTAATAGGCCTGAAAGTGTATTAGAAGTGTTTCCACCAAACCAAGTAACAGCTTGCGCAACAGGTCTACCAACTCCCTCTTTGTGATAAGATTCAGAGCTTTGAATAACTGAGGGAACACTCAAATTATCAAGGACAGGCGTTGGAAATCTCCTAAGAGTTATCATATAGTTATTAGGGATGGTCCCGTAGTATTTGCAATAAAGGAAATCTTTCCAATAATACGGTGCAGAGAGTCCGCCTATAATATTTCCCGAAAAAGAGGAGGTTAGACCACCAAGGGTTCCTGTATTTTGTGCTGCAACTAATTCATTATCCATTGTTTCTCTAACCAAGAAACCAGCAGATGGGTTTTTAGAAGCAAGAGATGAAACGCTTAAATTGTAATCTCTAGATTCAGATCTGTAGTAAGCATTTATGAAATCATTCTGGTAACTTCCTAAAGAATAGAATAGAAATTGTCCATACTTAGAGGGGATTCTTTTGCCAGCCTCATAAAAAAGAGTTCTGGCTGTTGGACCTTTATTAGGATTATTTGATCCTAAATTAGAATATCGGGAGATTATACTAGACGCATTGCTCTGAAATAGAGCCTCATCCAGTACCCCGTATTCCGATTTATCAAAAGAACCTGGCATTCAACGAAAAATTATATTTCGTGAATAGTATATTCGTATGAATCTGAGAATTCTGAAAGAAAATTTTCTAGGTTTTCAAGGAATTCCTGACTTGCATTTTTATAACAAACGAGTATGCTATCACACTTTGTACTATATATTCCCTGAATTAATTTGTTGCGAATTGTATAATTGAGAACGAACTCTGATTCTGAGCTCAAATTCTCTACCTGATACCCTAGATCCCTGATAATTTTTGAAATATCTATGATAAAAAAAGCTATTCCAAGGGAAGCTCTTTTTTTAGCTTCCTTAGGTGAATAACGGGAAATATAGATATTAGAAACCAGCTTCCTACCCATCTGCACTTTATATATAATTTTCTTATTCGTCTTCCCAGTTTTTGGTTTTAAGCAAATCTCTGAAATTCGAATAGTCCGAATCTTGAGTCATATTCCTATATAGAAAAACATTCGGTCTTTCAACAGATAAAGGATTTTTATCGTAATCCCTCTTTATCTCTAAATTTTTTTGACTCTGCAAAAATTTACGATGTTTTTCTTTACCTTCTAATATTCTCTCGTCTAAGGATTTATTTTTTTTAATTTCCAGTGGATCTATTCCTATTGACTTAAGATATTTTCTTGTTTGTTTATCTGC